ACAATTTCTCTCTCCATTTCCCAGAACCTTACAGGAAAAAATTTCGCGCGCCGACCCTGCCAACTGTCCCGCAACCCGCATGAAGCCTAGAGATGCCTAGGGTACGGGTGGACAGCAGCATGGCCATTTCAGGGTACGGCGACCAGGCTGTTCGTACCGATTAGGGTACGGCGGTGCAGAAGTTCCCCTATAAGGTTGCCTAGGCGTACCGGCCTACCCCTATAAGGTTCCACCTCCAACGCTCTATAAGGTTCGGCCTAGGAAAGTATCTCCCTAGGAGAAAAGCATGGATTGCCCCTAGGAATGCCTAGGCCGAGGTGCGCAATCTCCCTATAAGGTTCCCTGCGGCCTACCTCATTGTCCTGGGATCGCTCGGTACAGTTGAGTCAGTGCAAAGACGCACTGAGCAAAGGAACCTCCGATGAACATCCTCGACAACTGCCACCTAACCGACGATGAGGCCGACCTCCTGTGTCGCGTCATCAACTACTTCGGAGCAGGTGAGCATCCTGGCGCTGACGAAGCGTCCATCTACTTCTTCACACCGGCCTACGCGATCGAGTGCTTGGAGAAAGCGAAAGAAGCAGGCCACACGAACCCCCTGGTGATCGAGCAGGTGTACGCCCTGACCATCAAATTGGAAGAGCACGAGAAGCGCGTGAAGGAGACCGCTCCATGCTGAACGTGAAAATCATCTCCTACAACGCTCGCTTCAAGACCTTCCACATCTCGGTTCAGGAGCAGACGCCTGACGTGCCCGAACCGATCGAGTCGCTGATTCCTGCGATTTTGCTTCCATACCTCGCTCCTGGTCTGGTTGCTCAATCGGACGGTTACGACCTTCCCTATGAGTTCGTCGGCCAGGAGTTCAACCTACCGGCCACAGGCAGTTCGATCTAAGGAGTACGGCCACCTTGCTGTATAGGCAAGGTTGGCGGTTTTTGCGTGTAGAGCCTAGGAGCTGCGGCCTAGGGATGCCTAGGAGTCATCTTCCTAGGGTGCTCGGTTGGAGACCTGCTCGGAGATTCACTCTCCCCTGCGCTTTCCAATATCGGTGATGTTATAATTCTTTCACTGCGGTTTTGCAGTGATTCACCGAAAGCCCCTATGCGCTACATCTCTCTGGAAGCATTCAACAACCTCCAACACGCGTTTCGCACCAACCCCTACGGTTACAGCTTGGACGTGTTTCGTCACGCCCTAAGCGGTCAGAACGACAGTGAGGAGCACGCTGAAGTCCTGTTCACCGCGAACGATGGAAACGACTACGCGATCGTTTGGATCATCAACGGTGGTGACGAGTTCTGGTTTCTTGGAATCACCAACTCGGTAGACGACAAGGTAGGGGACTTGATCGCGTTCTCAAAACACGACTCCTACCGCGAAGCACTCGCTGAGATGGCCAACATGAGCGCGACCGACTTGGACATGTAAGAACCCAACCGAGCGTAGGAGCTCGGTTCTTAAAGCTCGGGCGAAGCCTAGGGACGCCTAGGAGTACGGGCAGGGCGAAGTAAGCAGCCCTTCAGGAGTACGGCTGGGTCGAAGTAAGGACGAGCCTAGGAGTACGGCTGGGTCGAAGTTGGAGTACGGCTAGGGCGAAGTGAGAAGTTCCCTAGGAGTACGGCTAGGTTGAAGTTGGGGTACGGCTAGGGCGAAGTGCGAAGACGCCTAGGGAGTAGGGTGCAGCCCCTAGGGCGCATCAGCCTCGGCTTATATAAGCGGGCATCCATATAAGCGGCGGCTTAAGTAAGCGGAGGCGAATATAACCGGAGGCTTATATAAGCGAACCTGGGTCTCCTAGGAGAGTGCCGTGGGTCTCCTATAAGACATAAGACCGGTCTCCTAGGAGACCCAAGACCCACCGCCGGTCTCCGGTCTCCTATAAGACCCAAGCGGGTCTCCTATAAGACTTCCACCTCCACCCCGCATTGTGAAAAGCCGGTCCCGGCGAAGTCGCTCCAACCTCCATGCGGACCTTGGTTTTCAAATTTATTTGAAAACAGAAGGTTTCAAACCCACCAGAACCGCGCCAGAGCGGTTTTTGTGTGTGGTCTGGTGCAGTTGCTTAGACTTGCATCAAAACCGCTCAAAAGCGCGGGAAACCACCTTAGAATTGATCCGCTGAAAAACAACACTTTGCACAAATTTATTTTGCGAAAAGTGCAAAAAGTCACCCCAGACACAAAAAGACTTGATATAATTCATTCATGCACTGAAAAACAGTGCATACCGCAAAGCGGTTTTTTTCAACACTCACTTATGAGGTTTCATCATGACCAAAGCAACCAAAGCAACCAAAGCAACCGCACAGATTACAGTTGATTTTCAAGCGCTGATCTTGAGCGCTATTCAAGTGCGCATTGATAGCGCACCAAACGAAAACCAAAAAGATAATCTGCAAACTGAATATAAATTCTTTGCAGATAATAATGGTCAAATCATTTTGAATAAAGTTTCTCACATAATCGATATTCAAAATCTCGCACGTAAAATCTCGATTATCGAGAAATCAAATGTTGATTTTGTTGCAGTGTATGCACTGCAAAAAATTCGCAAAATGATTTATTCTCTTGCGAATAATACAAAATCATTTATTGATGGTTATTCAAATAGCATTATATCGAATATGGTCAAACTGCAAGAGATTACAAATAAATCTGCTTTGATTGCATTATCTAAGTCAATCGAATATTCAGAGCTTGATAAAGTGCAAGAAATCAAACGCACAATCAATGTTGCAGTTTCTACCGCATCGACTCAAGCATCATCGACACGTCAAATGCTTAACATTTTGAATATCGCGAATGTAACTAAGCGCAAAAACGGTGATGAATTTCAATTCAACGATAATGAAACTGCAAAAACAATTATTGCATTTTATGCTTAATTGATAATCGAGAATCGAGATAATAATATCTCGATTCTCATTATCTCAAATGACCGAAAGATAATATAATGTTCAATTCATTTTGCAAGTGGTTCGATAATGATAATCATTTTCTTTTTGTATTATATATAATCGCGATTGCAGGTATTATTATAATGCAATATTGATTATCACTTTGGTTCACAATTAAATCTGTGAACCAAAGTCTTAGGAAAATCCGCGAGGTCGGTGGGCGACCCCTTCCTCATTCCAGACCCAAAACTACCCTCCCTTATACAGGCCCCGAGACCCCAATCCCCGATCCTTATACATAGGCTCCGGAACCCACACCCCGGCTCCCATTTTCCGAGACCCGATACCCAATCCTTATACGTCCACACCCCGTTCGCTGTTCGCGAATGGAGAATGAGCCCTCAGCTTCTCGGCAAAGACCACCCTGACTCCTGCGGCTGTCGCCGCACTCGTCATGTCGCGTGTACCTGCCCCGCCCTCGAACGCCAGCACCAACTGTGGCTTGCCGTGCTCGAGCATCAACCGATTCCGAACAGGTCCAGCTCGAGACCCGTGCTTCTTCCAGTCCGCAGGAACCCCGTAAGAGGTGACACCGTCCTGCCTGGCGGCCCATTTCTCTCCGAGCGTGTCCGCGCCCTGTGCACACCCGTGGATGATGAGTGTGATGGGTTTCTTCGCGTGAAGCGTGTCCAGGCACCAGTTCACGAAATCCCCGTCGGTGAAGTCGCGTCCACCACACACCAAGACCCTCACCACGCTTCTCCCACGCTCGTCTTCGGAGCTGTCTCGCGCTGACTTCTCCACGGCGGAGTGGGCGCCATCTCGAGCTCCATGTCTTCAAGGATGCTCCGAAGCTGCGGAATCGTCTTCTCGTCGAGGTTGATGACGTAGCCGGTTTGAAGCTCCATCTTGAGCTGGCCATTCTCGCGCCACACTGACATGTAGGTGTGGCCCTTCGGAGTTGTGACGACGCGCTTCATGAGCGCCTCTCCACGATGACTGCGTCCTTGTCGATGCGAGGATCGAAGCAAGCACAGCCTCGGTCAAAGCAAGCTCGGTCGATCGCCACCGAATCGTTCTCATCCCGAGCACGATCGTTCTCAAGAGCAGCACGATCGCGCCAGGCAGCCCAGAGCATCCGAGTGTTCATCGCACCGGGGTGGACCTGTCTGAGGTTGCGCTCAGACTCGTGAACGTAGGTTGTCCCGTCCCAGTCGCCCGAGACCGACCAGCAGTGACCGCGCATCCACGCCTCGAAGAGCAGACGCTCGGCTTCGGTGGGTGTGGCGCCTTTGGCACCCATTTCGTAGGCTTGCTCGGTCGTAATCATGCAGCCACCCAGATCGCTTTCCCGCCCGTTGGCTCGAAGTCTTCGGTCTTCAGACGAATGTACGCCTGGCCATCCTGACCGGCGTTCTGCACGTAGCCTTGAATACCCCAGCTCTTCACCTCGGTGACGACGACCATGCAGCCTCCAAAGACCTCAACGGCGGGGTTCACTTGAATGATGTCGTGGATTTCGATGGTCATGGCAGTCGGCAGGTTGGAGTGGACACGATCCGAATGCCGTTCTGGTTGTCGGCTTTGGCGATCTCTTCGGTCACGCGCAGGCACTCGTAGTACGCCTTGCGGTTCAGTTCGTTCTGCTCGTGGTGGTACGCGTACAGGCTGCCGAAGCCGATACCTACACCGACGGCAAAGAGAGCGAAGACGGGGTCGAGGAATTTCATTTCAGGTTCTTTCTGAGGACGTAGAGCGCGTCGATGCGTGAGGCAAACCACTTCGAGAGCTTGCGACTGTCGTCTTGGAGCAGGCTCGGTGGCCAGCCCGTCTTTCCGCCGTTCTGCTCGAGCGGGTGGAAGGTCAGCGACTCGTGTTCGTCCAGCTTGAAGGTCGCGGTTACGGCGTTGTTCTTGCCCCAGGCCCTGAGCGCTTGATCGACGGTATGGCCAATCTCGCTGGCTTTGGCCAGGTTGATCTTGCCGAGCCTTCCGCAGCTCGGTGTGCGGCATGTGACTCCGGGTTTGCAGCCAGGGCAGGGGTCATCCGTCACGACTGACAGAGCATTCGGGGCTGGTTTTTCCAGCTTCTCGCAGAACTTCAGCCAGGCTGAGTGGCCAAACGCCACCGCTGGCTGAAGTGGGTAGTGACGGTTGGTGTAGATCGTGGCCCCGCACTGACGAGCCACGGCCAGGTACTGCTCGGGTGTCATTCGCCGACTTTCAGGCTCTTGGCCAACTCCTCGAGCTCTTCGGCGCTCAGCTTCGAGAGCTTCTTCAGAATGGCGGTCTTGCCGGTGCGGTTGCTGACCTTGTCTTCGCGCTTGGCCTTGAGCGCGGTGTCGAACTCGGGGGTATTGCCCACCATGTCCATCATGGTCTGGATCACGATGCCCTGGGACAGCTTGTAGGTCTTGGCGATCGTAGCCACCTTCTCTTGGATGTCGGCTTCAAGAACGATGGCGGTGCGTTTGGGTGTAGTCATAAGTTTCTCCGGTGAGTTTCAGCAAAGTTGCTGAATGTAGTATAGCAAAGAACTGCTAAAACTTATACAAACTTAGAACAAAAAAATAGCCCCTAAAGAGGGGCTTGGGAGGAGTGTCTGAAACTCGATATGGTTCAAGTATAGATCGGGAGAGAGTCAATCGTCGGAATGAACGAAGCCGATGGGTCGGCCCTTTTCTTCCTCTTCCTCTTCATCCTGCTGAAGAAGACCATAAGGCATCTCTCGAAGAAACGCAATGCCCAGAAGTGCCAGCGGATTGCTGGTCAGAATGAGCGCAACGACGATCAAGCCGATGATTGCAAAATTGAGAAGCAGAGCGTGGTTCATGGCGGCCTTTCGTGGTTTGTAGCACTTTACCTGAAAAGCATGCCTTTTGTCACGACTGAGTTACATGGCGGTCACTTTTTTGCGAGCCCCAGCTTGGCGTAGTCGAAATCTTCTCCGTCGGGCAGGATGTTCTCGCCGAAACCCTCGGTGCCCTTGATGATGGAGATGCGCTGAAGGCTGTGCTCCTTCAGGTAGCGGTTGTGCTCGTCGTAGAAGTCCACGATCAGCGCGACGTTCGGGCCTGACTTCTTGGCTCGCAAACCACGGCCGATTCGCTGGCGCAGCGCAACCTCGGCTTTGCCCCCGCCCGCCAGGATCACCAGACCGACCGCTGGAACGTCAACGCCCACGTCCAGGATGGTCGAACCGATCAGCACCTGCACCTCGTTGATGGCGAGCTTCTGAAGCGCTTTCTTGCGCTCGGCTTGGTCGTTCTCACCGTAGATGAACTCAGCGCGAATGCCCGCTTGTGCCATCAGCTCGAGCAAGGCATGACCGTGTGCTTTCTGCTGGATGAGAACCATCGTAGACAGACCGTGGCGTGCCGCGCGAGCGGACTCGGCCACCACCAGGCGGTTGCGCTCGTCGTTGTTGACGATGCCCAGGCGGTAGGCGCCCTGCCAGGGGGTGCCCCGCATCAGGTTCTTCGGCTTGTCCTTGAGTGTCACGATCTTGAAGATCGGCTTGGCCAAGATGCCGCGCTCGATCAGCAGCTTCTCGGACACCTTGATGCCGATCGAGCCGAACGCGGCCATCAGGCGCATGTTCGACTCTTCGTTGTCCTTCATGAAGGGCGTGGCGGTGAGCGCCAGGCGGTAGTGGGCGTTCTTGCAGTGGCGCAAAATCTCGTAGTAGCTGTTGCCGGACGCCTCGTGAGCTTCTTCGCCGATCACGAACTCGAACTTGCCCAGCAGGGCGATCGTCTGGTTGCGAATGGCGGTCTGACGGTTCTGAACGTCCACCGGATCGTCAGGATTGGCCTCCTGAAGGCGCGACACCAGCGTTTGCACCATGCCGACCGACATCTTCTTGATGAACTGGCGGCCATCCTTGTCGGTGTGACCGAATTGGCCATCTCCAAGCACCGAGCAGGGCACGCCGAGGTCTTTCTCGAACGTCTCCTTCATCTGGTACATCAGAATGCCGCGAGTCGTCAGAAAAAGAGTGGGGCGGTTGATCCGCATGAAGGCCAGGCGAGCGATTCGTGACTTGCCGCCGCCCGTGGCGATCTGGGCGATCATCGTGCCGTGCTTCAGAAGCCGGTTGACCGTGTCCATCTGGTAGTCGTAGCGCGGGTCTTCGGGGAAAGCGTCCACCTTGGGCTTCTCGGGCCCGAGCGGCAGTGGCAGCGGCTTGCGAACCCGGTTGATCCGGTAGCCCTCGCGAGTCAGGTTGCCCGCCACGAAGCTCACGAACCCAGCCGGAAAGCTGCCGGTACGAAAGTCGAAGAACGAGCTCCGACCGTCCCAGTTGCCCATCTTGAAGGATGCTGAATGTTCGGCAGCTTCAACTTTGTAGGACAGCAGCGACTGCACACGAAGTTTCAGTGAGCGAGAGGGTTCGTGCAGTTTTGCGACAACTGCGTTGTGGGCGATTGTCGCAACTTCTGAAGAATTTATTGTCATGTGGCTTGCCAAGTTCTTATATAAGGATTATAGTCCCGTCACCAGTGACTTAGAAACATTGCCGTGAACACCAACAAGATCAAGGTTGAAACCCTCCCGCCCGAGCGGCTTTCTCCAAACCCGTGGAACACCAATGTGGTGTCTCCCGAAAACCAGCACAAGCTCGAAGAGTCCATCAAGCGCTTCGGGATGTTCAAGCCGATCGTCGTGCGCGAAATCAACGGCACGCTCGAGATCATCGGCGGCCAGCACCGCTGGGAAGCCGCTCAAGCGCTCAAGATCGCCGAAGTGCCCGTGGTCAACCTGGGCCGCATCACCGACAAGAAGGCCAAAGAGATCAGTCTGGTGGACAACGGTCGGTATGGCGCTGACGACACGCTTCAACTGGCTGAACTGCTGGACGACATCGGAGTAGGTGCAGAAGAGCTTGCCAGTTTCATGCCATTTTCCGAAAGCGACTTCGCTTCAATTTTCTCAAGTGTCAATATATCGCTGGACGATCTTGATCTACCAGACGATGAAGAACTTCCCAAGAGTGCAGCCCCGAAACCTGCACAAACCCACCAAATCATGCGATTCAAGGTTCCTGTTGATGATGTATCAGTCATCACTGACTTGGTCGAGAGGACAATGAAAGAGCAGCGGTACACGGATGAAGACTCACTTTCTAATGCTGGCAACGCCCTTGTTCACTTGCTCACAAAGAAAGACTGACACCGTGAAGGCCGAAGACAAATACGAAGAGTGCGATTCCTGCATCAATCGCAAGTACGACCCAGAGCAGTGTGAAGACTGTGATGAGGCGGACAACTTCGAGCCTTACGACGATGGTGATGAGGACAGCCTGCATGACTCGGAGGCTGAAGACATGACCATTGAGCAATTCAAGGACTACTGGAGAAACGCAGGATGACAAACAAGAAAACCTGGACGATCGACACCATCGTTCCGTACGAACAGAACGCCAAGATTCACAACGACAAGCAGGTGGACAAGATCGCCAAGTCGATCGAAGAGTTCGGCTGGGTCGGCAACCCGATCGTCGTGAACGACAAGGGCGTGATCCTGGCTGGCCACGGTCGCCGTCTGGCCGCTCTGAAGCTCGGTCTGAAGGACGTGCCGATCAAGGTGATCGACAACCTGTCGGAAGCCGCGCAGCGTGCCTACCGCCTGGCGGACAACCGCGTGGCCCTGTCCGACATCGACAGCGCCATTCTCCAGAAGGAGCTCGCCGACCTGGACTTCGACCTGGAAGGCATCTTCGACAAGAAGGAACTCGAGTTCATGGAAGCCGACCTGGGCGACTTCAACACCGATGCGTTCGTGGACGACATCGAGGTCGAGGTAGCCAAGCAGGCGGACGAAAGTGTTCAGAAGGTCGCCGAAGTGGATGCGCGAGAGGTCAAGATCGACAAAGCGCTCGGCTTCAAAGCGATCCCAGGCGCAGACGAGCGTCACGTTGCCCGCTTCATGGCCCAAATCGAGGAAGAGATGGGTGTTACCGGGGCGGAAGCGTTCGTGCGCTTCATCAAGGGCGTCATGACCACCGCCGAGGCTAAGTCATGAATGACGTATTCAGCGGTCTTCCACGTCGCGTCAAGATCGGACAGTACACGTTCCGGTTGAGCGTCTCGACGCCCGCCGAGAGCCCGATCCTCGAGGGCTGCGACGGCATCACGGACTTCGAGACCTTCCGCATCTACCTCGACGACACCTTGCATCGCCAGCGGGCGGTGAACGTCGTCCAGCACGAGCTGATTCACGCCATCAACTGGGTGTACGGCGTTAAAGACGGCGCCGAAGAAGAGCACATCACCACACAGGTCACGAACGGCCTGGTGGAGATGTGGATGAGCAACCCGAAGGTTGTGAGCTGGTTCAACAAGAACCTGCGCGCCATGAAGCGCGAAAACGCGAAAGACGACGAATGACCTGCATCAACTCCTTCCTTTTCTGGCTTGTGCTCATCGCAGCCATCCCTGGCGTGTTTCTGGGCAGCTTTGCCGCGTGGTTCCTCGTCGAATGGGTCCGCATCTACTGGTTGGGCAAACGATGAGCACGTATCACCTCGACCGACGATTCAAGTCCCATGTGGACCGCACCGACCGGGTGCTGGAGATCGCCGAAGCGTTCGGGCTGGGCCTGGACGACAAGGAGTTCGTGATCTTCGAGAACCAGCCCATCGAGATCGAGCAGGGCGACGTGGTCTACATCACGGGCCAGTCCGGCTCGGGCAAGTCCCTGGCGCTGCGCGAGCTGAAGGTGCAGATGGCCACCGAAGGTCTGCACGTCTCCGACATCGACGAGGTGCCGCTCGACGCCACCAAGCCGCTGATCGACCAGATCGGCCGCGACACGAGTTCGGCGCTCAACCTGTTGTCCATCGCGGGGCTGAACGACGCCTATCTCTTCGTGCGCAAGCCCCAGGAGCTCTCCGACGGCCAGCGCTACCGCTTTAAGCTCGCCAAGCTGATCGAATCGGGCGCCAAAGTCTGGATCGCAGACGAGTTCCTGGCCGTGCTGGATCGCACGACCGCCAAGGTCATCGCCTTCAACCTCCAGAAGGTCGCCCGAAAAATGGGCGCCACGCTGATGGTGGCCACCACCCACACCGACATGGTCGCCGACCTGGCGCCGAACCTCTACATCGAAAAACGCTATCGGGAAAAGATCGAGATCGTCCGCACGCCGGCCGAGTTCAAGGAGAACACATGACAGACCAAGAAACCTTTGAAGAAGCCATCCTGCGCTCCTGGAACGAAGAAGAGGGCGCCAAGTCGTTCGTGCTCTTCTCGTCGCCCAACTGCGCCCCGTGCGGTCGCGTCAAAGCCGCAATCGAGCGTCTGGAAGGTGCGGCCGTGATGAATGTCGGCTACGTGAACGTCTACCACGCTGCCGCAGCCGCTATGAAGACCAACATCCGGTCGGTGCCCACGCTGGTCAAGTTCAGCCACGGCCGCGAGGTCGCCCGCCTGGTTGGCGAACAGACCGACGCCAAGATTCTGGGGTTCGTCGATGCCTGAGCTGAGCCTGGCTGACGCCGCCATCATCTTCGCCGGCGCCTTCACGGTCGTCTTTCTGCTGGGCTTGCAGTCGCGCAACGTCGTTGCCGGCCGCTACCTGGCGGCCGTGATGACCTCGGCCGGCATCAGCCTGTCTCAGTTCATCTTCGTGAAGTACGCCGCCAGCGGCTCGCTCGCGGTGTTGGGCATCTCGACCCTGGGCGGCTGCCTGGGCATCGCCAGCGCCATCTGGTTCTACGGCAACGTGATGGAGCGGCGCAAATGATCGTTGACAACGCCGACATCCGGATCGAACGCCGCCCCACGCCGGTGGATCACAAGCTGTCGCTGCTCGAGGACATCTACGTCGAGCGCGGCGACATCGATGACTGGAACCTGCTCCACGAGCTCCACTACAAGGCGGAATCGCTGGGCATCGGCCCGAAGATTTACCGCTGCGTGCTCAATGGCCAGGTGATCGGGGTGGGCGTCATGACGGTGCCCAAGATGCTGCTGAGCGGCCGCAACGAGGTCTTCAAGCACCTGAAGCCCAACACCGGCGGCATGGACAGCCGACTCATCAACCGCACTCGCGCCTACTGGATCAACGACCACGCCTGCACCAACAGCCGGCTCGTGCTGGACACGATGTACCGGGGCGCCGGCATCGCCTACCGGATGCAGAACCTCATGATGCGCATGACCGGCTGCGACGTGATCGAGTTCCAGTCGTCCATGAGCAAGTTCAACCCGTTCGCGGCCAAAGCCGGCATCCGGTTCACCAAGCCCAAGCGCAGCGCCAACTACGACAAGGGCCTCGTCTTCTTTCGCCGCTGGTTCGACGCCAACCCGTCGGACTTCATGGGCGTGATGGAAGAAATCAAGGCGATGCCGCCGGCTGCCCGCGCCAAGTGCGAAGCCGAGATGCGCAAGTTCTACTACGCCTGCTCGGCGCTCGAGAAGACGGGAAATGCCCGCTTCCGGGGCGAGGACCGTCGGGACAACATGGAGATCGGCTACCTCGTGAAGTCGCTCCAACAGCTCGTCCTGGCCAGCCCGCTCTACGGGGTCTACCTCAATCCGGACGCGAGTCCCGAGAAGAACGTCTCGAAGTTGCCGGCTCGCGTGCCCGTGATCGCTTTCGACAACCAACCCACCACCGAGCCGCTGGACGTATCGAAACTGCCTGAAAAGTACCGCTGACCATGCACCTGACCCTCAAACAAATCGAACTGCTGAACACCATCGGGCGACGAAACCCCGATGGTGGCGCCATTGACCTGGACCAGCTCATCGAGCGGCTGTCGTACAAGCCAAGCAAGCAATCCATCCAGTTTTCGATCCGAGCACTCATCGCACATGGTCTGATCCAAAAGGACGCGCCAGAAAAGCGCCGGGGCCGCACCCGCACGCTCATCAGCCTGACCACCCAGGGCGAGATCATGGTCGGAAAGCCGAAGCTGTCACTGGTCGAGACCATTCCGGACGACCTCTTGGATGAACTTTCCGAGGTGTTCGAGAACTGAGTCGAGGAAATTCCCCGAATCGGGGAAATTCTCTCTACCGTATATTAAATATAAGTAAAGAGTGACTGAATGAATCAATCTGAAATTGTCGCGGAGCAGGAAAACCCCGGCGGGGAAACCCCGGACCTGGCGCTTCTGGTGGACACGCAGATCATGCGGCTGCTGGGTCTTCGGTTCGAGGTCGTGGACGACATCATCAAGGTCTGGCCCAACGACGTGGTTCCGGATGAGACCAACTGGCTCGTGGGTGAGCGGTTCTCCCGCAACCTGGACGAATCGCTGAACGTGCTTGCGGGCCTGAAGGTCGAAGTCGAGTTCGGCGAGGAAGACGGATACCACTGGGCCGTGGTCATCTTCGGCGACGAAGGCGAGCTCGAGACCCAGGAGACAACGAGCAAAGAGATGGCTGCGGCATTCGCCGCCTGTGCAGCACTCTACGGGCGCCAAGGTACTAAGTCATGAATGACTTGACAAATTGTTGCTTTCGCGCTACATTGGCCCAGGATTTCAGTTATCTCCTCTGGGCGTCTTCTCCACGCCCTTTTTTTTTGAACGAAAGAATCCGCAGTGACTGAAGAGACATCCAAGGGCGCAGAGAAGCCCGAGAAACCCAAGCGCAAAGGCAAGCTCTCCGAGCGGGAGTGGGCCGAAGCAACCGCGCTCTGGGAGCAGGGCGCCGTCACCTACGGTCAACTGGCCGAGAAATTCGATCGGCACGAGCAGTCGTTCGTGCAGTACTTCCGTCGCAGGGGAATCAAAAAGGGCTCTGCGCGTGCCAAAACGATGGCGAAGGTCGAGAGCGTCGTCGAGAAGCAACTCGTCAACGACGCGGCAATCATCGCGGCCCGAATCAAGGAAACCAAGGAAGAGCACTACAAGATGGCCAGCGGTCTGGCCAAGCTCACCTGGGGCGAGATTCTCAAGGCCAAGCAAGACGGTGTACCCGTCGGCACAGCCATCAACAACCTGAAGGCGCTGGAAAGCGCCATGAACGTGCTCAAGAAAGCCCGTGAAGAGCGCTACGCCGTGCTGGGTCTGGATCGTCCGGACGCCATCGACGAGAACGATGTGCCTGAACTGGTGATCTCGGAGCTGACCGCCGACCAGATCGAGGCGCTTCGGGCCCGTAGCTTCCGCGAACTCAACGAGCTGGAAGCCGTTTCCGTCGGCGACCTCGAAGATGACGATGCTGCCGACAACGGTGTTGTCGAGGAGACCTGATGGCGGGCAAGGTCAACCTCTCCCTTCACACCAAGCAGATGGAGGTCTACCGCTCGCAGAGCCGGTATCGGGTTGTCGTGGCTGGCCGTCGCTGGGGAAAGACCGCGCTGTCTCGAGTCCTCATCATCAAGAAGGCTCAGAAGAAGAAGCAGAAAATCTGGTACGTGGCGCCGACCTACAAGATGGCCAAGCAGATCATGTGGGTCGATCTGATGGATGCGATTCCGCGCAAGTGGATTCGCAAGGTCAACGAGACCAGCCTCACCGTCACTCTCATCAACGGCACTCGGATCGAGCTCAAAGGCGCCGACAAGCCTGACTCGCTGCGAGGCGTGGGTATCCACTTTCTCGTTCTGGACGAGTTCCAGGACATGGCCGAGGAGGTCTGGACGCTGGTGCTGCGCCCAACGCTCGCCGACACGGGTGGCCACGCCATCTTCATCGGCACGCCCAAGGCGTACAACTACCTCTACGAGCTTTACAAGAAGGGCCAGAACCCGATGCTGAAGGCGGCCGGGGAGTGGGAGAGCTGGCAGTTCCCCACCATCACCTCGCCCTTCATCCCCGTCTCGGAAATCGAGGCGGCCAAGAAAGACATGGACGAGAAGTCGTTTCGCCAGGAGTTCGAGGCGAGCTTCGAGACGATGTCGGGCCGGGTCTACTACCCCTTCGATCGCAGCGTTCACATCCAGCCAGTGGAGTTCAACCCGAAGCTGCCCATCTGGGTGGGTATGGACTTCAACATCGACCCGATGTCCACGGTGATCTATCAGCCGCAGTTGAATGGCGAGCTCTGGGCAGTGGACGAGATCGTGCTGTTCGGCTCCAACACCGAAGAGGTGTGCGAGGAGCTCGAGAAGCGCTTCTGGCGCCACCAGAGCCAGATCGTCATGTACCCCGACCCGGCGGGTGGCCAGCGCCAGCATGCTCGTGGCGAGACCGACATGGACATCTTGCGCGAAAAGGGCTTCAAGCGGATCAAGTACCGCAAGAAGCACCCGATGGTGGCCGACAGGGTCAACGCAGTGAACCGGATGCTGAAGGACGCCAATGGAGCCGTGCGGCTGAAGGTGAACCCTCGCTGCAAGCACTTCATCTCGGCACTCGAGCAGACGATCTACAAGAAGGGCACCCGTGAGGTGGACAAGTCGGCCGGCACCGAACACTCGGCTGACGCCGGTGGCTACTGCATCGAGTTGGAATACCCAGTTCGCAAAGTAGAAATTGGTGGCTTGTCAATCTAAGGATTGACTAAGTCATTCGTGACGTATAAGATAGGAAGAATCATGGCAAAACTTACGATGAAACCTGGCGAGAGCTTCGCCGTCGATCCCAAGTCGGACCTGGCCGGCGGCACTGTCGCGCCCGTCACTGACGATCAAAAGAAGCTGCGGGCCCTCATCGAGCGGCGCCACCCCGAATACAAAGACAACAAGGCTCACTGGGACTTCCTCGAGGACACCTACGAGGGCGGTCGCGAGTGGTTCAAGGACAACGTCTTTCGCTACATCAAGGAGGGCGACACCGAGTTCGCCGACCGCCTGAGCCGTGCGTACCGCTTCAACCACTCCCGTGAAGTCGTGGACTTGCTGAACAAGTACCTGTTCAAGCAGAACATCCAGCGCAACGAAGCCGACGCACCCGAGTCCATCAAGCGCTTCTGGAAGAAGGCAACCCGCAACGGACTGAGCATCAAGGAGCTCAGCCGTCAGATTTCCAAGAAGACCTCGATCTACGGGCGTATCGGCATCGTGATCGACACCACCAACGGCGCCAACGCGGCACCCGTCCTTTCCAAGGCTGACGAGAAGAGCTCCGGTGTTCGCACCTACGCCTACACCGTCGGGCCCGAGCAGCTCCTGGACTACGCTTTCGATGATGACGGAGCTCTGGAATGGGTGCTGATCGAGGAGTGCGTGCGCGAGGCTGCCGACCCGATGAACTCGTCCGGTGACGAGGTCGAGCGCTACCGCCTGTGGACCAAGACCAACTGGCAGCTCTACCAGGAGTTCAAGGAAGGCCGCCGCAAGGTGGTCAAGCTCGTGGACTCCGGCGACCACAACCTGGGCATCGTTCCGGTGGTGATCGCCGACAACATCATCTCGGACGAGGAATACTGCGCTCAGGCGCTGATCGACGAGATTGCGTACCTGGATCGGGCGGTCGCGAACTACCTCTCCAACCTGGACGCCATCATCCAGGACCAGACCTTCTCGCAGTTGGCCATGCCGGCGCAGAACGTGATGCCTGGCGAGGACAACTACACCAAGCTGACGGAGATGGGCACCAAGCGCATCTTCCTCTATGACGGGGAGGGCGGCGCTGCACCGCACTACCTGTCGCCTGACCCCAAGCAGGCACAGATGATCCTGGGGGTCATCAACAAGATCATCAACGAGATTTACCACACGGTCGGTCTCGCCGGTGAGCGCACCAAGCAGGACAACGCGGTCGGTATCGACAACTCCAGCGGTGTCGCCAAGGCTTACGACTTCGAGCGAGTGAATGCTCTGTTGGCGGCCAAAGCAGACAGCCTGGAAGTGATCGAGAACAGGATCGCGGCAATCGTCGCCAAGTGGAGCGGTGAAGAAATCGACGGACCGGAGCTCGTCTCCTACCCTGATGATTTCGACACACGCGGTCTCTACGACGAGTTCGACATCGCCGCACGACTCATGCTCATCAGCGCTCCGGACGCGGTTCGCCAAGAGCAGATGAAGTCGGTGCTGGACAAACTCTTTCCTCAGTTGGCCAAAGAGCTTCGCGCCAAGATGGAGAAGGAGCTCAAGGGCTGGCCCGCCGATCCCGCCGCATTGACCGCAGACCCCAACAAGCCTGCGGCCGACGTGAAGGAGGCGACCAAGCCCGAATCGAATCAAGGGGCCGTTGGCTCCTCGAAGGGGGAATAAGCCCCCGCAACGTCAGCAAGAGACTGCTGGCGCAACCACAACTCAATGACCAAGCGAACGGTCTGGAAGGCGAAAAATGTTTGTTACACGCAATGTTGCACGAAAATACCTGGCACCCATGAACGGAGAGGGTGGTGAAGGTGGTGGTGGTTCTGGTGGCGACGACGCTGCTGCAAAAGCTGCCGCAGAAGCTGCTGCTGCAAAAGCCGCTGAAGAGGCCGCTGCAAAAGCTGCCGCTGACGAAGCTGCAAAGAAGGCCGCTGAAGAAGCTGCCGGTGGCAGCAAGAAGCCGAGCGACGAGGAAGCCCGTCTGCTCAAAGAGAACATGAAGAAGAAGGAAGCGCTGGACAAAGCCAACGCCGAACTCAAGAAGACCCAAGATGCCCTGAAGGCATTCGAGGGCATCGACCCTGAAGCCGTGCGCAAGCTGCTGGCCGACCAGAAGTCCGCCGAGGAAAAAGCTCTGGAAGCCAAGGGTGACTGGGACCGTCTGAAGGGCCGCATGGCCGAAGAGCACGGCAAGGAAGTCAAGACGCTGCAAGAGCAGATCGCAGCCCTGACCGCCAAGCTGAACAACACCGAAGGCACGATCAAAGACCTGTCGATCGGCACGCAGTTCAGCCAGAGCAAGTTCATCTCGGAAGAGCTGACGCTCACGCCCGCCAAGACCCGCGTGATCTACGGCGACTACTTCGACGTGGAAGAGGGCAAGGTTGTGGGCTATGACAAGCCTCGTGGCGCCGCCAACCGCACCGCGATCGTCGATCAGTACGGCAACACCGTGGACTTCGAGAGCGCACTGCGCAAGATCATCGAGGCTGATCCTGAGAAAGATCACCTCCTGAAGAGCAAGATGAAACCTGGCGCAGGCTCTGATTCTCGCAAGCCCTCCGGCCAGACAAAACAGGATGTGCCCACTGATGGCATTTCCAAGATTGCGTCCGGATTGAAAGGTCTCAAGGTCATTTAAGTACTAAGTCACCGATGACTTGCAATTTGCCACAAAGTGTGGTATAGTCCTGCCTCATCGGTGACTTAGAGCGACGTAAGGACCGAGGCATTGAATAAACCCCTCCTCGAAAGGAAATCAAATGGCTCTCCTCCGCGCAGAAGCTGAGAAACTGAGTAACAACCAGCTCATCGCTGGCGTTATTGACCAGATCATCGAACGTGATGACCTGATGGCTGTTCTGCCGTTCATCGGCGTGAATGGCAAGGCATACGTTTACAACCGTGAAAACACCCTGGGTGGTGCTGCATGGCTTGACCCCAATGAAGCGATCAGCGAATCCGCTGCAACCTTCACTGAAGTCGTGGCCAAGCTGCGTATCCTGGCTGGCGACGTGGACGTGGACAAGTTCTTGCAATCCACAATGGGCGACACCAACGACCAGATGGCTGTGCAGATCGCGAAGAAGGCCAAGGCCGTGTCTCGCGAATTCCACCGCACACTGGCCAAGGGCGACGCCACTGCCAACACCAAAGAGTTCGACGGCCTGCCCGTCCTGGCTGCTGCCGCTGGCGGCACTCAGACCGTGACTGCTGGTGCCAACGGCAACGCACTGACTCTGACCATGCTCGACGAGCTGGTTGACTCCGTGCCCAACGGTCCTGACGTGATCGTGATGCGTCGCGGCACAATCCGCGCCTTCCGTGCTCTGTTGCGCGCCACTTACGGCACTGACGCCGTGATGCAGCAGCTCGAGAACTTTGGTCGTCCCATGCTGACTCACAACGGCATCCCGATCATCATGAACGAGTTCCTGGCCGCCGACGAAGCTCAAGGCTCCGCCAACGCGACTGCCTCGGTCTACGCCCTGCGCTTGAACGAGCTGGACGGCCTGCACGGTCTGTACGGCGGCGACAACGCCGGTATCGTGGTCGAGAACATCGGCACCGTTCAGAACAAGGACGCCACCCGCATCCGTCTGAAGTGGTACACCGGCTTGGCACTGAAGAGCACCCGCTCCATCGGTCGCCTCAAGGGTGTGACCAACATCTAATCGGTGTTGCGAGTCAGTCACAACTGACGTAGAATCAAGGGCGAGCTCACAAGGCTCGCCCTTTTCTTTTGTAAGGAGTCCCCAATGAAAATCCGCATTATTCAATCTGGCTACGAGACCTTCACGGGTCTGCTCGGAGACGTGAAATTCGACAACGGCGTATCCGTCGGCGACGCCAGCGAACAGCAGGCCGCCTACGTTGCCGCCATGTTCATCACCGAGACCTTCGAGGACTCGGAAGCCGACCAGGCCGCTGCCGATCAGGCTGGCGAAGACGAGCGAATTGCTGCCGAACAGGCAGCAGCCGAAGCCGAGCGCCTGGCCGCAGAAGCCGACCGCGAGCGTGCTGAAGCCGACGCCGCAGAAGCTGCCGCTCAAGCCGCAGCCCAAGAAGCTGCCGATCAAGCCAAGAAGGTCGCCAAATGAAGCTGCGCCTCACACAAGCGGGCTTCGAGAACTACACCGGCCAGATGGGCGTGGTGATGTTCAAGGACGGCCTGTCGGAAGGCGACGTGCTGCCGATCGATGCAATCCGCATCTCGGCCGCAATCGGCGCTGACTGGGAGGATGGTTCGGCCGCAAACGTCGGCGACATGTACCTGAACAACATGGACTCGCCCGCCTTCGTTGGCGGCAGCTCCAGCGAGGCGTCGGCACCTGCCGAGCCCCAAGCCAAGACCGCCCAGGCTCCAGCCGACGGCACGACCTACTCCAAGGACGACCTGGCCAAGATCGCCGATGCCGAAGGTATCGCGGGTCTTCGCGCCATCGCCGATCCGAAGGGCGTCAAGGGCACCTCGATCGTTGGCCTGATCGAAGCGATCCTGAAACATCAAGGCCCTACGGAGTAATCAATGGCGCTCGACATCTACCTTGCCGGCACGGAAGTCACACTCACCATCGACCTCGTCGATGCGGCGGGTAACGAGCTGAGCGTCAACTCCGTCCAGTACTCGGTGCTGGACATGAACGGCGTAGCGCTTGTTCCACAAGCCAGCCTGGCGAGCTTCACCTCGGGTGACAGCCAGGCTGTCGTCGCCATCCCCACGATCTCCAATCAGCTCACGGCGTCCGCCTCTCGCGAGGTTCGCACCGTGGAGCTGCGCTGCGCGACCGACACAGGAACGATCGGCATCAGCAAGACCTACGCCATCGAGACCACCGATCCGCTGAAGATTCCCGACACGAGCTTTCAGACCTTTCCGATGGCGCAACTGATGGCGCTCGACATCCCCAACATCGCCGCCTTCAACGCGGCCAGCGAGCGCGACCAGATCGCCGCGCTGATGGATGCCCGAGAGCACATCATCCAGTTGAACTTCAACATGCTCAACTCCAACGTGAACTTTAGCCAGGACAACCTGAACTACGTGCCGGAAGGCTCGTTCCAGTCGTCCTATGTGGCTCGCAACAGCCTGTTCCTCTTCAATGGCAACCTGGGCCTGTTGAACGAGACCCAGTTCAACCAACTGCCCGAGAAGTTCAAGCGTGCGCTGCGCCAGGCTCAAGTGGTCGAGGCCAACGCCATTCTGGGCGGTGAGCCCGATGACGCAAAGCGCAACGCAGGCATCGTCGAAGAGAAGATCGGCGAGAGCACGATCAAGTTCGGCCAGGGCGCCAAGCTGTCGCTGCCGGTGTGCAAGCGTGCGCTCGGCTACCTGAGCTACTACGTGAGCTTCGCCAAGCGGATCGGACGTGGATGATGCAGTACGAAGGCTTCGCAATTCGCCTGAAGTCGGAGTACGACCTCTTCCTCTTCGCACTCTCGGGCCGCTACCTGTCGGTAATGGCGCCGGGGGTCTCCGTGTCCCCGATGCTCGTCACTCAGTTCGAGCAGTCAGCGTCGGAGCTGCGTGAGACGTTCCTGAAGACCGCCAGCCGCTCGATTGCTGACTACGTCGGTGTGAGCGACGTGGACACGGTCAAAGCGCTTTCCCAGGGCTTCAACGAGGAGCTCGCTCGCGTGACCCGCGAAAACATCCAGTCACTCTCCAGCCGCATGAAGGGCGTCAAGAACAGTGAGCTGGATGCGGTGGGCGAGTTGCATGGCGCAATGGGCCTGCTGCTGCAACGCAAGCTCTCCACACCAGAATTCAATGTGACCTCCGTATCGGGGCGCGTCTTCAAGGCCGCCCCCTTCGTGAAGGCGCAAGCCCGCCAGTTCGCCTACCAGACATGGCTTCAGCTCCAGATGGTCGGGTTCTCCTGGGAGGGCGACCTCGCTCAGGTCATGTACGACGACGAGGGCCACAAGAACAACGGACTGATCTTCTCGATGTCGGGCGCCACACCAGGCTATCCGAGTTTCGACGACATCGCCGAGACCGTCTTTCACTACAACGCAACAGCGAAGATCGGCCCCTATGTTTCGACCTAACAAAACCTGCTACGTCACCGTGGCATCCGGTCGCACGGATGTCTACGGTCAGCCGCTGGCCGCCACCAAGGTGCGCGAGCAGTGCGCCGTTGTCCGCCTTCTGACCACCAACATGAAAAGCGCCGTTCGTGCGGACAGCTCCGCATCTCGAGGCAACGCCAAGGAACTGGTGAGCGACTCGCTGATTCTGCTGGCCGCCACGACGGTCGCCGGCATCGATGACCTGATCGAGGTGAGTGGGGCCAAGTTGCGAATTCTCTCCAAGCACCCGCGCTACTCGGTGGGCGGCACGCTGGATCACTACGAAATCACCGCCTCGGTCTGGAGCTGAACATGGACTTGATGCCAATCGCCAACAAACTTGAGTTCGAGAGCCTGGGCACCCAGGGCAAGACACTCTTCATCAACTTCATGCCGATGGAGGCCAAGACCGCCATCATGCTGCGCAGCCCACTGTCGGGCGTGGACATTGACCATGAGTTGCCTGGCTACTTCAAGTCGCCCTTCATGGTGGTGGTTCGCTCGCCCGAATACACCACGGCGCTTGCCAAGATGCAGGAAGTGATGCTTGCCCTGACTCTCTACAACGAGGAGCTCGACGGCATGTCGGTCAAGCGCATGTACCCGACCAGCCTGCCGATCTCGTTCCCGGTGTCGGAGGGCAACTTCTACGAGGTGCAGGTCAACTTCCATACAGTCTTCTCGGGAGCGAAGTATGGGTATGCAGCTTGAAGGCGCCGACGAACTGATGGTGATGCTGCGTCAGATCGGCCCCAAGGCCACTGACGGCATCTTTGAGCAGATGAAGGTCGAGGCAAGGTCGATTCGAGACCTCGCCCGCAGCTACGCGCCGATCGACCACGGCAACCTCGAGGACGCCATCAAGATGCAAGTCGGTGGCGGCGGTCGAGATTCGCGGGGTCGCTTCGTTCGCAAGGCGCTGTCGGTCTTCATTGACATGGACGCCGAGGGCTACAACGGCGAGCCAATGTCTCAGTACGCCTACATCATGCACGAGCACCTGACCCCATATGGCCCGCTGAACCTCGGCAAGCGATCGGCCGCCAAGAACGCCGGCAGCGGACGAGTCGGTGGACGCTTTCTCGAGCGTGCGGCCGATGACGTGTCCAAAGGCATCATGAACCGCCTGATCGATGTAGCAAAAACCTACTTCTAAGAAATGCTGGACTTTTACACCCACTTGTGGTAGAGTCCGGGCACCGGCGAAGTCACTCAGTAGTGACTTCAAAAACCCTTTGCAAAGGAGCTTCCAATGGCATCTAGTACAAAAAACGTGAAACTTGGCGTCTGCCAGGTTTTCTTTGATGGCGTTGACCTGGGTTACACCCAAGGCGGCGTCGAAGTCACAGTCACCACTGAGACACACAAAGTCAACATCGATCAGTTCGGCAACACGACGATCAACGAATACATCATGGGTCGTGAAGTCATGGCCAAGGTGCCAATGGCCGAGACCACGCTGGAAAACCTCGTGTCCATCATGCCTGGCGCCACACTGACCACTGTCGGTGGAACAGTGGCCACTGGCTCCATCACCGTGACGACTCAGCCCACCGCAGGCGAGACAATCATCGTGAACGGCACGACCGTGACATTCCGCACCGCGCTGACAGGCGTGGGCGTCGAGTCCATCATCGGCGCGGCCGCAACCAGCACTGCCGCCAACCTGGCCTCCGCTTTGAACGCCTCGACCGATCCAAAGATCGCCACGGCTTCGTACTCGGCTGCCGGCGCCATCGTTACCGTCAACTACGGCAACCAACTCGCCTATGGTTTGGCTGGTCAAAAAGGCACCGAAGGCAATGCGTTCACCTTGGCGACGGGCACCGCTCTGACGAAGGTGACGATGTCGGGCGCAGCCCTGACTGGTGGCGCAGACCCCACCGGCGCATCCGTGTCTGTGCCTACCGGCGTGGGCAATGACCTCCTGAGCTTCGCTCGCGAGCTCCGCATCCACCCCGTTGGCAAGCCTCTGACCGACAAGTCGGAAGACTTCGTCATTCCTCTGGCCGCTACGCCTGGTGCGATGAACTTCGCTTACAAGCTGGACACCGAGCGTGTCTACAACACCGACTTCACCGGCTATCCCGATGGCAACGGCAAACTGTTCACTGTGGGCGGGTAAGCTCTTTCACAACTGACTGAAATCGGATAGAATTGGCCTCGCCTAGTGCGAGGCTTTTTCTTTTTATGAACCCAAAGGAGTACGCATGACAAAACTGTTGAACTTGAATCAGTTGAGCGCAAAGGAAGTGCGCGAAGTGCAAATTGGCGAAAAGACATATGTTGTCAAGGAGATGTCGGTTGAAGATTTCATCGAGACCACCCGCGTGGCGGAAGCGATGGAAAACGAGACGAGCTATGCAAAGCAGTTGTCGGCGACCATCGAGCTGATTCAGCGCTCGATCCCCGCCATCGACACGCCTGTCTTGCTGAGCTTGTCGCTCGAACAGTTGAAGGGCTTGGCGGCATTCACTCGCGGCGAGAGTCCCGAGAGCATCGTGGGCGCACATGAGGCGCAAAGCGAAGGCCAGGCAGAGGCGGGAAACGTGTAAGGGGCTTACCCGAGCGTGAGGTCGATTTCGGCTTCATGTTCTGCGAGGTAAGCCACTTCTATTCGATGCCATATCGGGACTTGATGGCCATCCCCATCAAGACCTTCTGGCTGCTGAGCGGCAACATTCGTCGCATCAGAGCAGGGGATGACTTGCGGCGCCTTTCGACCGCAGCGGCAGCCCAGAGCGCCGAGGGCGTTCGGGAATGTCAGGACAGGCTGATTATCGAAATTGGAGATGTAATCAAAGAGCCTTCGGTAGTGGAAGCGGTGCGCGACGAAGCAGGCTTCGCAGAGCTGAAGCTGATGGCGGCGACGATGTAAAGGAAGCGAAATGCTCGGTGGCGAAATCAAAGTTGTGTTGTCGTTGGACAACAATCAGTTCGTGGTTCAGACGCAGAAAGCTGGCGTCACGATCCAGGAGCTTCAGCGTGCCATCGACCGCACCTCTCGCTCCACCGAAGCGCTGGAGAAGCACTTCACTGGCCTCGGAGGCCGATTCCGTTCCGTGGTGCAGACCGCCTCGATGCTCCGCTATGCGCTGCACGATGTTCACGACATCTTCATGGCGCTGCCTGGCGCGATTCTGAAGACCTCGGGCGAGGTTGAGAAGATGACCAAGCTCATGGAGGGCATGAGCAAGGAAACGAGCAAGGCCGCCCGTGAAGCCGAGGCGCTCAACAACGTCAAGTTCATCTTCAACATGGCGCAGAACGCGCCGTTCGATGTCAAAACACTGACCGATGCCTTCGTGAAGCTGAAGTCGGGCGGTCTGGACCCCACCGACGGCAGCATGAAGGCCCTGGTGGACTCGGTCGCCAAGTTCGGCGGCACCTCCGAAACCATGCACCGTGCCTCCATCGCGATTCAGCAGATGTCCGGCAAGGGCGTGATCTCGATGGAAGAACTTCGCCAGCAGTTGGGTGAAGCTGTGCCCAACGCGATCAACATGATGGCCCAGGGCGCCGGCATGTCGATGCCCAAGTTCACCAAGCTCGTGCAAACCGGCACCGTTGAGGCAACGACCGCGCTGCGCAACATGTTCCTGGTGATGCGCTTCGAGAACGACGGCGCAGCCGAAGCCATGATGGACTCGTGGACCGGCATGTTGGCGCTGCTTAACACCAAGTTCGAGCTGTTCAAGCTCGAGGCGGGCAAGAACGACTTCTTCAAGGAAGCCAAAGAGCAGCTCCAGGACATGATCGCCATGTTCGACACCGGCTCGGCGAAACGCTTCGCCAACGATCTCGGGACGGGCCTGGCTGACATCGTGCGACTGCTCCGAAGCATCGTCGATATTGTCATCGAGTGGGCGGGAGCAATCGAGCTCGCCGGAAAAGCCTTTATCGGATACTTCGCCGTCACTCGGGTTCTGTCACTGACTGGCGCAATCAAGGGCGCGATCAATGGGCAGATCGAGAAGTATCGCGAGGACGTGCAAGCCAAGCGCGACGCTCTGGCGAACAAGCAGACTCTCATTGCCAACGAGATCGCCGAAGAGCAACGCTCGTTCGCGGCGCGTCAGGCAATGCTCAACAAGCAAGTGGCCTCCGAGCAGCAAGCCGAACAGAAGCTGGCCGCCGAGCAGGTCAAGCAGGCGGAGCGTCAGCGTGCCGCGCTGGCCAAAGAGCTTGCCGGCCGCGTCGCTCACTACCAATCTTTGAACGCGCTTCAGCAGAAGTTCCTGGGTCAGCAAATGGCTGCCGAACTCGCCGCCGAATCGGCAATGCGTCAGAAGAAGACCGGCTCCGGCGCGACCGCTCGAGGCTTGAACACTGAGGCTGAACGAATTGGCACAAACGCCGCTGTCAACGCGGGCAACATCGCCGCAGTTCAGGCTGAGATCGCCGCAATTAAGGCGCGCGACGCCGCGCTCTTGCAATCGATTCAGACAACTCGCAACGCCACAACTGCCAACAATCGCCAGGCAGAGTCCGCAGCGCTGGCGGCGCAACACGCTCGCATGATGGCCAGTCTGCTGGGTCAGCAAGCTACGGCCGCGACCAACGCAGCGACCGGGGTGGGTATCCTGTCTCGAGCCATGTCTGGCGCCGGCGTGCTCTTCAATGCCTTCGGAGGTTGGGTGGGTATCGCGATCGGCGTGCTCGTCACGCTCGGCCAGAAGCTCTGGGAGTACATGAACCGCTGGAAGGAGTTCCAGGAGGTTGTCAAGCGCACCGAGGCGGGCGTTGCATCAAAGGACGACCTGGCCAAAGCCACGGATCGGGCCAACGAGGCGGCTAAAGCCATCAAGACTCTCAAGACGGTTCTGAACGACCTGGACAAGGACGGTGACACGTCCGCTCGTTCGATCAGTCGTGCGCTGGGCGCCGGTTTCCGTGATTCGCGGGGCGGTGCTGATGTGGCGGCTTACCGAGCATCGCTCGAAAAGCAATTGGCTGAGCGCAACGCCGTATACGAGCAAGCCACCAAACAATCTGCCGAACAGACGCGACTGCTGGATGAGGAAACTGTCGGACGATCAGTTTCTCAGTTCGAGCGTACATACCGTCGCGCCACAGAGGGCAAGGTTGACGCCTTGCGCAGTGAAGCGGCAGAGCTTTCAAAGGCGGAACGCACCGAGCTGGACAAGGCTCGCAGCGCCGCTGCCGCGAGCGGCAAGAAGCTGACTGAATCCGAAGAAGACGCCATCAGCAAGCGATACACCGCCAAGAAAAACGCCTTGGTGATCGCTCGCGAACGCTATCTGCTCGACTACGCACGAGAGCGCCAGCTTGAGGTTGCAGGCATTCTCAAGACGGAAACCGATCCCTCCAAACGCAAGGCGCTTGAAGGGCAGTTGAAGTTCATCAACGACAAGATCGAAGAGACGAGCAGCGCCATCAAGCAGGCCGAGCAGTCGCTGGGCCGCGTGCCCACCACTCGCAAGGACGACAAACCCAACCTGAAGGAAGACCCGATCCTGCGTGAAGCCGAGCGTGCCAAAGCGGCCGCCGCTGAAGCGCTGATCGCCTACAAGCAGGCTCTGATCGGCTCGAAAGAGATCGGCGACATCAAGAACCAGATCGCCGTTGGCGTGCTGGGTGACATCGCCGAGGGCAAGTTCGACACCAAGGAGATGGACGCCGAAGGCAAAGAGAAGGTGCCGGTGCGCTTTGGCAACATCGACAAACGCAAAGGCTTCGTTGCGGAGTTCATGAAGGAAGTCGTCAACGGCAAGAAGTCCGTCGATGACTTCATCGCAGGCTTGAAGTTGACCGAGACGCAGAGCAAGCAAGTTCTGGACATCATCAACAACCTGACCACGGAGCAACGCTACAAGGACGCCAACAAAGCTCAGGAAACCTCGAACAACCTGCTCGCCGACTCACTGCGCGACCTGGACGCCGCTCGTGAAGAGACGGCAACGAACGGTATCTCGAAGGAAAGCAAGGCGCTCAATTCCGTCATCGCCAAGTACGACGAGCTGCTCAAGAAACTGGACAAGACCAGCGACGAATACCAGCGCATCGAGGCGCAGCGCAACAAGGCCGTAGCCAACGCAACAGAGACTCGCAACCTGCGCTCGATGTTCGAGATGCGCGAGGAGAACAAGAAGTTCGTTGAGGACACGGTCAAGGGTGTGGAGCGCTCGAAGATCGCTCGGATGCGCTCGACGATGGACTACAAGCAGGTGGCCGTGGCCACCTACCAGGAAGAGCTGCGCGAGTTCACCCTCAACGAAGACGCGAAGCTGTGGGCGCTCGAGGATCGCTTCCAGGCGGGTCACATAAGCTTCGCGGCTTACCAGAGCGAACTGAACCATCTTGAGGATGCCGGCTCGCAGTACCGCTCCGAGGCATGGTTGCGCTACATGCAGAACGCCAAGTCGGCGCTCGACAAGCTCGCCGATAGCTGGCGCAACTCCGTCGATGCGATGAACCAGGCTTCGGCCAACTGGGCGCAGCAGACAATGGACTACATTACCAAGGCGATGAACGGTGAGAAGGTTGGCAAGTTCAAGGACTTGGTGATCGGTGCGTTGAAGGATGTGAACACCATCCTGATTCGCAACGTACTGGGCGATGCGGTGACGAGCGTGACCGGCGGCTTCGCCAACATGATGAGCGGCATGCTGGGCCTGGGAAGCGCTGGAGCTTCCGGCAAAGCCGACGGCTCCGCAAACGCTCCATATCACGTCATCAACGCCACGTCCGGAAAGTTGAAGAACCCGGAAGAAGAGATGTTCACGGCCGTAAAGGAAAAGCTGAGCAGCGTCTGGGACTCGGTGAAGGAAAACTTCTCGACTGTCTGGGACACGCTCAAGGGCTCCATGGGTGGCCTCTTCGACAGCCTCAAGGGCGGTCTGTCCGGTATGCTCGACGGCATCATGGGCTTGTTCGGCGGTGGCGGCGGTGGCGGCGGTGGAATGGGCGACCTGCTCAAACTGGGCATGAGCCTGTTCGGCTTTGCCAAAGGTGGCGTCATGTCCGCTATGGGCTCCATGCCACTGAACAAGTACGCCAAGGGCGGCATCGCTACAAGCCCGCAGCTCGCGCTCTTCGGTGAAGGCTCCATGAACGAAGCCTACGTGCCACTGCCTGACGGCCGCAGCATCCCCGTCACGATGACAGGCAGCAACAACACGACCACCAACCAAGGCGGCGTGGTCATCAACATCGTCGTCAACAAGGATGGAAGCGAGACCTCTTCTGGCCAAGGTGATGATGCCGAGACCTGGAAGCGGGTGGCCAGCAAGGTGCGTGGCGTGGTGATGGAAGAAATGGTTACGCAGCAGCGCCCTGGCGGCCTGCTGTATCGATAAGTCACAGGTGAACAAATGGCAAGACCGACTTTTATTTGGCAACCCAGCTACGAATCTCAGATGTCGCAGGAGCCGGCCGTCAACGTGACGAAGTTCGGCGATGGGTACGAATTGAGAACGCCGACGGGCATCAACAACAACCCGGAGAAGTGGTCTCTGGAGTTTGTACGAAGCTCTGCCAGCTTCCCCGATGTGCTGGCCTTTGTTCAGGCTCGCAACGGCTCGGAGAGCTTCTTCTGGATGACGCCGTTCGAGCAGACGAAGATTTTCGTGTGCCGAAGCTGGCGCGTGTCCCGCAAGCAGGGTCACAACGTCGTCACGTTCGACTTCGAGCAAGTGTTTGAGGCTTAAAGAATGACCATTCGAGCAGAGATCCAATCCTTGGCGCCATCGGCGCTTCTGGACTTCTTCATTCTGGATTCGACCAACCTGCCCGGAGGTTCGCTGATGCGATTTCACGCAGGCACGAACGGTCTGATGCAGCCTGTTGTGTGGCAGGGTCAGACCTACGAGCCCCTGCCGATCGAAGCGGAGGGCTTCGACGTGACCACAAAGGGCTCTCTACCAAGGCCCAAGATGCGAATCGCCAACGTCAACGGACTTCTGTCGGCATCGGTCAAGTCCTTCAACGACTTCGTGGGTTGCAAGGTCACGCGCAAGCGCACGTTTGCCAAATACATCGACGCGGTCAATTTCCCAGGCGGCACGAACCCGACCGCCGATGCGAACCAGTTCATTCCTGATGACTTGTGGTTCGTGGAGCGCAAGCTCACCGAGAACCGCTACATCATCGAGTTCGAGCTATCTTCGGCGTTCGACTTGATGGGCCAGCAGCTTCCAAACCGTCAGATCATTCAGAACAGTTGCTCGTGGAAGTACCGTGGCACCGAATGCGGGTGGACGGGTGCCAATTACGATGTGAACAACGCGCCCAGCGCTCCGGCAAACGATGCGTGCGCCAAGACGCTCGCCGCTTGCAGAGTCCGCTTTGGCGTTCAGCCCATTCGATTTGGAGGGTTTCCCGGTGCAGTTAGAGGAACAACTTGATGCGCTGACCGGCGCCATGCGCCGTCATGCGGAAGCCTGCTATCCAAGAGAGGCGTGCGGATTCGTCATCGGACGCGGAAAGAAGGCCGAGTTCATGCCGTGCGAGAACGTCGCCGACTCGAATAGCCAATTTCTGATCTCTCACATCGACTACGCCCGAGCGGAGGACGCCGGTGAAATTCTGGCCATCTGGCACTCTCACCCCGACACAAGCAACGAGCCGTCCGAAGCGGACCTGGCCGGCTGCGAGGCGTCGGAGCTACCTTGGCTGATCTCGAGCTTGCGAACGCTGGATGGCGGCCTGATCCATGAGGGCACCAGACTCGTCAAACCGTCGGGCTTCCAGGTGGACTACGTCGGGCGACCCTATGTCTTTGGCACCTTCGATTGCTATTCTCTGCTGACCGACTACTACCGCCGTGAGTTCGACATCACGCTGGATCGGCTGCCGCATCTGCGAATCGACCACTGGTGGAACAAGGGCCTGGACATCGTCGGCGACCACTGGGAGTCTCAAGGCTTTCAGGTCGTTCAAGACGAGTCGTTCGAGCGGGGTGACGTCCTGTGCATTGCGATGGATTCTCAGGTCGCTAACCACATTGCGTTATATGTCACGGGTGATATAATTTTGCATCACCTCGTCAATCGCCTCTCAAGGCAAGAGACGTTCGGGCCTTACTGGTACTCCAGGGTCAAGTTACACCTCAGACATCGAACAAAATGCTGACAAAAGTTCGCCTCGACGGCGTCATGGGAAAGAAATTCGGCAAGGAGTGGGAGCTTGATGTTTCCAGTCCCGCCGAGGCACTTCGCATGATCGAGGCCAACAAGCCTGGTTTGAAGGCGTGGATTATCGCCAACCGCGAGAAGTACGACGCCTACCGGGTTGTCTGCACCTTCGACGATGACCGCGAGGAGGAGCTAGGGGACAGCACATACGCAGTCACCAGAACCAACCTCAAATCGATTCGATTCTCACCCACCGTCGCAGGCGCGAGCGGTGTGGCCAAGATCATCGTCGGCATCATTATCATCGTTGCCAACTTCTTGACGATTCAGAACCCCTACCTCTACAAGCTGGGCGCGACACTGATTATTGGCGGCGTGATCGAGGTGCTCAGCCCGCGCCCAAGACAGACTGAACCCGACCAGCAGCGAAACTCCTTCTACTTTGACGGTCCGGTGAACACGGAGCGCCAGGGTAATCCCGTACCGTTGATCTACGGCCAGGTGCTGATCGGTTCACATCCTATTTCTGCCTCAATTTCAGTCGATGAGGTCGCCCCAACATGAACGAAGCAAAAGATTCCCTCCAGTCCAAGGCGACTCTCTCGATCCTGGACCTTCTGGGCGAGGGGCCTATTGGCGGCTTGGTCAATGGCCTGAAGTCGGTTTACCTGAATGACACTCCGATCGAGAACGCGGACGGAACGAAGAACTTCCAGGGCTTGAGCTGGGATATTCGCGGGGGCACAAACACCCAACCAGTCATGCCGTCTTTTGGCAACTACGTCGAAGCCCCCTTCAGCGTCGGCGCCCAGATCAAGACGACAACACCCTACACCTTCACGGTCAACAACCCCAATGCCGACGCCGTGCGCGTGATCGTCAATGTGCCGAGCCTCACCACGACTGACGGCGGAAATGGTGACATTTCGGGTGGGTCGGTGTCGTACAAGTTCAGCACCTCAATCAACAATGGCGCGACCTGGGTGCCGCAGAATCTGGCAAACGCTGTTGCCGGCGCATCGTGGGCGGTTGAGGACAGCTATCACACGGCAACAATATCTGCCGGCTCCACGGTACTTAGGGCGACGATTCAGGCGACAGGCACCGATGACGGCAACTACCAGCCAGGAACAATCACGGTCAAGGCACAGCGCAAGGTCGGCTTTCTTTGGCAAGACATTGATGCGCCAAGAGTGCTCACTGTGAGTTGGGTGCCGACAAGTCAGGGGTGGGGCGACAGCATTTATACGGTCTGGGAGCCTAATGGTGAAACGTACTCGATCGAGGCCGAGGAGGTCTCGAAGGTTCGCTTCATTGTTGTATCGCGGTCTCGCACCTCGCTTTTCATCACGCCCGGCCCCGCAAGCTCGCTTGCTCCAAGCCCCATCGCCATCATCAGCGGAAAGTCACGCTCGCGCTATCAGCGCTCTCACGTCATCCCCGTCACCCCCGGCGCACAGACTCGAATTCGCATGGAGCGCCTGACGGCGGACTCCACGAGCGCACTGGTCCAGAACGACCTGTTCCTCGACTCCTACTCCGAGATCGTGACGCTCAACATGGCGTACCCGAACTCGGCCATCTTCGGACTGCGAGTGGACTCTCAGCAGTTCAACCAGATTCCCAATCGTTCCTACTTGGTCAACGGCCTCTACATCCGCGTTCCGAGCAACTACAACGCAGCCACTCGCACCTACACGGGTGTCTGGAATGGCAGCTTTCAGTACGCAGTCTCGAACAATCCGGCCTGGATCATGTTCGACGTTCTGACAAACAAACGCTACGGCCTGGGCAACTTCATCGAAGACAGCCAGGTGGACAAGGCGATGCTCTACACGATCGGGCGCTATTGCGACGGCCTGGTGCCCAATGGCTTTGGAGGCACCGAGCCGAGGTTCACCCTCAACACGGTCATCTCGAGCCAGGCAGAGGCATTCAAATTCGTCTCGGACATCAGCTCGGTCTTCCGAGGCATGGGGTTCTGGGACGGCGGCATGGTGAACTTCACCCAGGATGCACCCACCGACCCGTCCATGCTTTACACGTCGGCCAACGTCATCGATGGCGCGTTCTCGTACACCGGCAGCGCTCGCAAGGATCGACACAGCATCGTCCACGTAACGTGGAACGACCCCGAAGACCTCTACAAGCAGAAAGTGGAGTATGTCGAGGATCGCGAACTGGTGAACCTCTACGGCGTCAAGAAGCTGGACACGCTGGCTTTCGGATGCACCTCTCGCGGACAGGCAGCTCGTGTCGGCAAGTGGATTCTCTACACCGAAAAGTACGAGTCGGACTTCATCACCTTCAAGGTGGGAGTTGACTCGGCCTTCGTCATGCCTGGCAACGTGGTCAAGATTCACGACACCACGAGAGCAGGGCGTCGAGTGGCAGGCCGACTCAAGTCGGCAACAGTCAACAGCGCGACTCTGGACAATCCAGTCACAATCACATCGACCGGAACAAGCATCTCTCTGATGATGCCCGATGGCTCGTTCGTGGATCGGGTGATCTTCCAAAGCGCCGGAGCTCATACGACCGTCACCTGGGCGACGGCATTGCCGCAACTGCCCGTTGAGAACGCCTTGTGGATGATCTCCGAGCCGAATCTTGTTCCGATTCTGGCTCGAGTCATTGGCATCAGTCAGGGAGAAAACCCATCCGAGTACGAGATCACGGCGCTCGAGCACAACCCATCCAAGTTCGGCGCCATCGAGCTCGGACTGACACTCGAGGATCGGAAAACTTCCATTCTCGATGCCACTTTCGTGCAGACACCCACTCAGTTGTTTGTGACTGAAACGCGCTACAAGGCAGCACCTGGCGTCTTTGCCAACAAGATGATGATCTTCTGGTATGGCGACTCGACGCAGTATGAAGTTGCCTATCGAGGCATCGGCGCCGGCAACAGAAGTAACTGGACGTTCGTGCGCGTGACCGACGGGCTGTCCTACGAGGTTCCCAATGTCGCTGTCGGCCCCTACGAGGTTTCCGTCATCGGCATCAACCCTCTTGGCAAACGCTCAAGCAGCGCGACCGGCACCTACACCATTGCTGGAAAAACCGCGCCCCCGTCGAACGTATCCAACTTCTTCGCCGCACCTAACGCGCAGGGCGTCGAGCTGTCGTGGGTGCCCATCCCCGATGAGGACGTGAAGTCCTACGAGGTTCGCGCCTGTACCGTGGCGGGCCAATCCTGGGAAGCTGCCACTAAGCTGATCGAGACGCCACTCACCGTGTTTCAGGTGCCACCTGCCGCGCAGGGCACCTATCAATGGCTGATTAAGGCGATCGACACGACCGGCAACTACAGTGCTGTGGCCACTCGCGTGTCGGTGACGATAGCGCCTCCTGGCACCGTGACACCGACCTACTCCTACTCGCTCGCCGACATCGTGGTGAGCTGGGGCGCCGCAACCGCAGGTTCGCTGCCCATCAAGCACCACGTCATCAAACGTGGCGCAACCTGGGCGACAGCGGTCGAGATCGGCACCACCACCGACCTGAGCTACAAGACCCCGGTCAAGTGGACAACCACTCAGTTGATCTGGGTAGCGACCGTCGATATTGCAGGGAGCGTTGGCACCCCCACCTCCGTAAGTGCCGTCTTCAACTTGCCCTCGGCACCGACGCTTTCACACTCCCAGAAAGAGATCAACTACATCCTGGAGTGGTCGGCGCCATCTTCAAGCCTTCCGATCAGCGCCTACGAGGTTCGATTCGGTTCGAGCTTTGCCAACGGCGTGGCTATTGGCACGATCAACGGCAGACAGTTGACCATTCCAATCACCTGGCTCGGTTCGCGCACCTTCTGGGTCGTCGGCATCGACCTGAACGGAAACGTCGGAACCGCCGGCAGCCGCTCTCTCACCGTGCTGGCGCCTCGTGCGCCCACAAACTTTGGTGCAATCTACAACCAAAGCCAAGTGACGATCTCCTGGGCCGACTCGGCAGAAACTCTGCCGATCGACTTCTACGAAGTTCGTCGCGGCGCAGACTGGAATACAGGAACGCTCGTTGGCAAGGCATACACGAACACGCTCAACCTTGAAGTCAGTTGGGCAGAGTCCGCAACCTTCAACATTCGCGCCACCGACATCAACGGCAACCAAGGCCCGAGCGGAACATACGTCAACACGATCGGCGCACCAGGGGTCGTAAGTGTCGCGCACCAGTTCAAGGACGGCAACGCGATCCTGACCTGGGCGGCGCCCAGTACGGGTTCTCTGCCCATTCGTCACTACGAGATTCGAGAGGGTGCCACCTGGGCGACCGGCTCGCTGGTGGGCATCACCTCGGACCGTCTCTACTCGATTCCGGTCAACTGGACATCCAGCAAGACGTTCTTCGTGGCTGCGGTCGATACCGCCGGCAGCTACGGCTCGCCAGGAAGCCGAGTGGTCACGTTCGTTAAGTACGACGCGCCAACAGGGCTGACTTCAACCACCTCGCAAGCCAGCACCACGCTGAGCTGGCAGTCGGCCGTCAACGGCTCGCTCGAAATCTCATACTACGATATTCGTCACGGCAACGACTGGGGCACCGGCGAAATCATCGGCAAAGCCAACACGACAACAATCACGCTGCCGATTACCTGGCTTGGAGATCGAAAGCTCTGGGTTGCAGCAGTCGATAGCAACAAGCAGTTTGGAACGCCCGCCTCGATCATCTCGAGCGTCACGGCGCCTGGCGCCCCGAGCGTTTCGTCGGCCGTGGTTGTCGCAAAAGCGGAACTGACATGGACCGCGCCGAGCGCCACGCTCCCCATTCGCGAGTACGAGATTCGTTACGGCACTTCCTGGGCCGCCGGCACAGTGGTTGCCACGACACTCTCAACCGCCTACCGCGCTCCGGTCGAGTGGATCGGCAATCGAACCTACTGGATCGCAGCTCGAGACGTGAATGGAAACGTCGGCGTCGCCGGCTCGACCATCGTCACGGTCTCGGCCCCGACCGCACCTTCGGTCAGTGGCTCGTTCGTGCTGGACGTGTTCAAGCTCAACTGGACCGAACCCACCTCTACACTGCCGATCGAAGAGTACGAAATTCGCCACGGCTCTTCCTGGGCGGCCGGAACGGTGCTCGGCCGAGTCAAGGGTACGACGATTTCCACAAAAGCTCAGTGGATCGGTTCGCGAACATGGTGGGTTGCGGCCGTTGACGTGAATGGAAACATTGGCGCCACAGGTTCGGCCGCACTCGTCATCTCTGCGCCAACGAAGCCCAATCTGACTCAGCAAGTCGTGGACAACAACGTGCTGCTGTACTGGACCCAGCCTGCCGGCACGCTGCCTGTTGTCACCAACGAGCTGCGTCGCGGACCAACCTGGGAGACGGCAGAGCCTATCGGCCAGAAAGCAGGGGGCTTCACAACCGTCTTCGAGACAGTTGCAGGAACCTATACCTACTGGGTAGCGGGCGTTGACAGCGCGGGCAACATCGGCACCCCAGGCGACGTGACCACGAGCGTCAGTCAACCGCCGGACTACGCGCTGAAGGCCAACAACGATCTGACGTTCGGCGGCACCAAGTCCAACATGTACCTGGACACAGACGGCAGCTACATCCTGCCCGTCAACACCACCGAGACCTTCGAGCAGCACTTCACGAGCCGCTCATGGACGACGCCCAATGCACAGATCGCAGCAGGCTTTCCCGTGTTCATCCAACCCGCGAACAGCCCCGGCTTCTACGAGGAAGTGATCGACTACGAGACTCCGATTGGTGGCACGAAGATCACCGTGACGCCGACCGGCTCCGTCGTGGCGGGCAATCCGACGGTCACGATCAACATCAGCGTGAAGCTCAATGCTGGCGACGCCTGGACGGACTACAACGGCATCTCTTCAGTCTTCGTGAACAACTTCCGGTACGTGAAGGTGCGCCTGAACGTGACGGGTGACAACCTTTCCTTGTACCGAATCACCAAGTTGAACGTAAAGCTGGACACCAAAGTTCGCAATGAAGCTGGCATGAATACCGCCAGCGCGACCGATGCCGTGTCGGGCACCAACGCGATCATCAACGGCGTCTCGCTCACCAACGTGAACCCCAACAACGGCTTTGGCGTGCGGGTGCCGGACGGCCCCGGAACGATGATTCGCTTCGGTACGCCGTTCATCGACATCTCGGCGGTCGAGATTTCACCCGCCGCAGGCTCGAGTGCGCGATACGGACTCTACGACTTCGTGGACACTCCCAACGCCGCTGGCTTCAAGGTCTTGCTCTACGATTCAGCAGGAAACCGTGTGGGCGGCACCTTCTCGTGGTCGGTTAAGGGCTATTGACCAAAAGTCATTCGTGACATAATATCGGACACCAAGAGAAATACACATGGCAAATTGGCAACTCCCAACCACCGCGTCCACGTATGTGAACTACACCGCCGAGCTGGACGCTCGGCTGGACGACCTCGCCTATGGTTTGGACCCAGCGCTTACCACCGTCTCGAACGCGCCCACCAATGCACAGCGTTGGACCTCGGCGGCGTCGAAGTGGGAGAAGTTCAACGGAACATCCTGGGTCGATCTCGCATCAACCTATTCAATCAACGTCACAACCGCCAACGCCTGGGCAACCGCCCGCACAGTCTCACTCACGGGTGACGTAACCGCAACTTCCGCCGGTTGGACAGGCTCTGCAAACCTCTCCATCGCCGCAACGCTGCCTACGGTCAACTCCAACATCGGCACATTCGGCTCGACTGCCGCAGTTCCTGTCGTAACCGTCAATGCCAAAGGTCTAGTGACGGCCGTCTCGACCGCAGCGCTCGGCACAATGGCCACTCAAGGGGCGGGCGCAGTAGCGATCACTGGTGGCAGCATCACCGGAACAGCTCTTACTTTGACCCAATCGACCACGGCAGCTCCAACTGCCGAAGGTCGAATGGAGTGGGACACCGACGATGATGTCTTGAGGATCGGCACAGGCACAGGCACCAGAACGGTCGTCAACACCGACAACACTCAAACTCTCACCAACAAGACGCTCGGTTCGGGGTCGGTATGGAGCGGCGGTGCGATCGCCGTCGCAAATGGCGGAACTGGAGCCACAGACGCCGCAACGGCTCGTACGAACCTGGGTGTCGCCTCAATGGGTACGCAGGCTGCAAACGCAGTCGCGATCACGGGCGGCACGATTGCTGGCACAGCGATCACGCTGGTTCAATCCACGACAGCGGCGCCCACTGCCGAAGGGCGTATCGAATGGGATACAGATGATGACCTGATCGTTCTCGGCACCGCAGCCGGCAGCAAGATTCAGGTCAACACCGACTCGACCCAGACCCTCACCAACAAGACGCTTGGCACAGGGTCGGTGTGGAACGGCGACGTCATTGCCGCAAGCTACATCGCCACGCTGAATCAGAGCACGACGGGTAACGCCGCGACAGCAACAACGCTTCAGACGGCTCGAACAATCAACGGCATTTCCTTCAACGGAGGCGCCAACATCACGATCACAGCCAGCACGCCTGCCGCGCTGACATTCAACAACGGCGGTGCGGGTGTCGCTTCAGGCACCTCTTTCGACGGCAGCATCGCTCGCACGATCAGCTACAACTCAGTGGGCGCACCCAGTGCGACCGGCGCAGGTGCTTCGGGCACATGGGCGATCGCGATTACAGGCAATGCGGCCACAGCTTCCACGGCGGCGGCGTGCAGCGGTAATGCCGCCACCGTAACGAACGGCGTTTATACAACTGGCGATCAAACCATTGGTGGTAACAAGACACTCTCTGGCCTCGCAACCTTCACTGGTGGCAGAGCGCAGGTGCAAAGCGCTGGCACCGCCATGTGGGAGATGCACATACCGGGAGCACATGCGCGTGGTTTGTACCTGGATGCAACCGGTGTTGTCCGTCTTTCCACGACGAATGGTGCTGGCGTAGCCTCGACTGAATTGATTGGAATCGATACTTCGGGAAATGCTAGTTTTGCCGGTAACGTGACCTCAAACTCAGACGAGCGCATCAAGACGAATTGGCGCGATCTGGCCGAAGACTTTATCGCTGAATTGGCGACCGTAAAAATGGGCGTCTACGATCGAACCGATAATGGCATCACGCAGGTGGGCGTCAGTGCTCAGAGTCTTCGTCGCGTGCTCCCTTGGGCTGTTGGCCAAGATACCGCTGGAATCCTCTCGGTTGCTTATGGAAATGCCGCGCTCGCGGCATCGATTGCCTTGGCGCGAGAAGTAGTCTTGCTGCGCCGCGAACTGAACGAAATGAAAGGGGCTTGAAATGCCAGTATCACTCAGAAACACCGACATTCTTTTTAATGATGGCACAACCATGTCTTCAAGCCCGTTCATGACAGACACGGCTGCACTCAATGCAATCTTTGGGGTCGGCCTGACAAGCACATCGGTTACCCGCAATAAAACCTATATTCGGCGTTATGCCTACCATCGTGCAGACAACTCGACCGGTCAAGCAGGTACTTATTACGGTAACGGCGATCATGGTTATCAGACGGATGCAGGCGACTATTACGCCTATAACGATGGTTACAGTGCTTGGACTACCATCTACAACAGAGCAACTGTTAGCATGACCCTTAAAACGAGCGGTGTTCCTCGCGGAATGCGTGTTCGCGTTATTGGTAATTTTGGCGAGAACACCGACGACGGAGGCTCGACTCGCATCACCAACAATTATGGGTTTAGCTCGGAAGCATCTTGGGCTCCCGCAGTATGGAGTACCAATGGAAGTACCGTTGCTAACTTTGTCGATCGGCAGCACTCGGTTGATGTCGACATCCCCGGATCATTGTTGCAGGCAGGAGTAACATTCGTTTTCGCGGCAAGAATGGGTAACGGCTCTGGTCAAGAGGAATCGTGGGGCATTAAAAGCACTTCGATTCAATTCTTGAATTGGCTTTAAGGAGATTGCAATGTCTATTTTGTTTGAAGCGCTAATCGCCAAATTTCCCGGCGTCGATTTTTCCGTAACCAACTCAGAAGTTGAGTGGAGGTCGACAGCCGTTCCGCAACCAAGCTCTGAAGAGATTGATGCAATTGTTGAAGAATTCAAGCGCACTTCTCCACCCGAAGAAGAATTGGGCTTGGGTTATGACCAACTTCGGAGGCTTAAATACCCGTCTATCGAAGAGCAACTTGACATTATTTATCACAAGGGTATCCAAGAGTGGAAAGAAGCAATTCAAGAAATCAAAACCCGATACCCTAAGCCTGACATCATTAAGATTTCAGCAACTCCATCGTCAGGTGATATTCCTGTGACCAAGGTTTAATCATGCAGTCGTCGCCAGAAGTAAAAATCGGATGTGTTGCAAACCTCTTCTCACGCATGATGCGGTTCGAGAAAACTGGCGACACAGAAATTGGTCACACGCACCAGTTCGATCATCTCACTTTGCTCGCCAAAGGCAAGCTCAAGGTGACGGTGGAGGGTGTGAGCACGGAGTTCATCGCCCCGCACATGATCTACATCCACAAGGACAAGGTGCATCAACTCGAGGCGCTCACCGATGAGACCGTGGCCTACTGCATCCATGCCTTGCGCGACAAGGACACAGGCGAGATTCTTGATCCGTCCATGATCCCTGCCGGCGTGAATCCACTCACCTTATCTGCGGCAATCTGCACATCCGCCTGAATGAAGCCTTTTTACGTTCGAGAGTTTGCGAGCGCCACCCATTGCAGCGCGTTGGCGAGATGGATTACCGAGCACCTCCATTGCCCATTCTTTCGTGACGCCAACATGAAAGGCAACAGATTAACGACCCGGTACAGCCATGATGGTTTTCAGTTTCCCAAGGAAAGCTACGAGCTTCAGTCCAGCATCGCTTCATCCATTGCAGAATTTAATGTCCGACCCATACCTTTCAAGGATGGAATGGTTGCCAGTTGCGCCTACCCTGGGGGACACATGCTACCGGCACGTTGATCCGGTGTGGCACGAGAGCACCATCACGGTTCACTGCAACATGATCGTTTCTCCACCGGATTCTGGTGGGGACGTAGTCATCGATGAAGACGTGTATCAGATGCCGATGGGCGATTTAATTTGTTACCCCGTTTCGCACCTGCCACATGAAGTGAATCTTGTTCAGGGATTCAATCCGAGGCTTATGTGGGTTTGGGGGTTCTGTTTGTCGAGAAGCTCGTCTTGGGACGCCTTAAGGCAAAGTCTTGAAAGAATTAAGCAATGACCCGAAAGATCGCCGTCATTCTCGACGTAGCAGGCAGCGGCAAGAGGCTGGTCGCAAAGCACTTAGTGGAGGCTTATGGCTTTCAGCGCACGCGCTTTGCAGGCTCTCTCAAGAACATGCTCAAGGCGAGGCCGGCCTCACCGACAAACAGAGCTATGGTAACATTAAGATGAGTCGCGAAAAACAGTTTCATCACTTGATCTGCGGTCGAAAGCCGCTTGAAGCGATCACTTAATCCAAGGACATATTGAAAACTGATTCTTGGCAATAAGGTGTGGTATTTGCAGAAATATCACTAACTCACAAACCATAAGTCACTAATGAGCAAACGTCTGTGAAGAAACCCGAACTCATCCCCGACTGGCGACACGTCCTTCGTCGCGCCTGGAGCATTCGACTGATGCTGCTTGCGGGAGTGCTTTCGGGCGTCGAAGTCATTCTCCCCGTCGTCACAGACAGCCTGCCGTGGCCGCGCTGGGCGTCAGCTTCATTGGTGGCGCTTGTTGTGAGTGGCGCCTTCGTGACTCGTCTTCTTGCACAAAAGGATTCCGAATGATTTCCAAGCCTCGAGTCGCCGTCGGCAGCCTAGTACTGGCCGCATCTACGCTTGTAGGTATTGCTCTGCATGAGAGCTATACCGAGAACGCCATTATTCCCGTTCCTGGGGATGTGCCCACCTTCGGGCATGGCACTACTCGCCATCCTGATGGAACGCCGGTCAAGATGGGTCAGAAGACCAACCCCACTCGCGCCTTGGTTGACCTGCTGCGCGACGCAACCCGGTTCGAGCAAGCGGTCAAGCGCTGTGCGCCCGTCCCGATGCACCCCTACGAGTTCCAGGCGTACGTCAGCTTCACCTACAACGTGGGCGAGACGGCGTTCTGCAAATCGACCCTGACCAAGAAGCTGAACGCTTTGGACTACGCGGGAGCCTGCAAGGAGCTCCTGAAGTGGGACAAGGTCAAAGGCGTGACTGTCAAAGGTTTGACGAGCCGCCGTCAGGACGAATACCGCACCTGCATCGGTGAGGGCGCATGAACTTCCTGATCGGCATCAAGGACTACCTCTGGGGTGCGCTTGCGCTGGCGCTGCTGGCGTTCGGCGTCACCCAATACGTCGGCAAGAACTCGGTTACGACTCAGTTCGCGGCCTACAAGCTCGAAGTCGCCAACGCGACTGCGCGACAAGAATCAATGGCGCGAGACAAAGAGCGTCAACTCGTGACGACAAACGAAAGGCTTACAGATGAACTCGCCAAGAAAGACAAGCTGCTGGCTTCTCGGGACGCTGCTGCTCGCCGCTCTGACACAGGGCTGCGCGACCAAATCAATCGACTCAATGCCCGTCCAGCCCCCTCGAATCCCGAATCCGTCGCCTTCTCTGATGAAGCCCGTATCGCCCGAGAGCTACTTGGAACGTGCTCAGAAGAATATCGAAGCATGGCGCTCGAAGCTGACAGCCTCAGAGATCAAGTAAGCGGCTTGCACGCATACATTCAAAAAGTCGTTCAGTCTGGCAAATAAGTCATGACTGACTTGACATTCTCGGCTTTTCGGCCTTAGAATGGCCCAAATTTTGGAACATCCATGCCCGCCGCAAAGTTGAACATCTCGATCGAACAGGGTGCGACCTTCACAAAGCGTCTGGTATGGCGCGACAAGAACAAGCGCCCCGTGCCCCTGACTGGCTACACCGCCAAGATGCAGGTGCGTCCGTCCGCGACCTCCGCGAACGTGATTCTCGAGCTGTCCACAGCCAACGGGCGAATCACATTCCCTGGCCCAGGCGTCGTACAGCTCGACGTTGCCGCCAACGATACAGATGCCATCACTTCCGGCGTGTATGACTTGAAGCTCTACGCGCCAAGCGGCCAAGAAATTCGATTCATCGAAGGCAAGCTCACGGTCACACCCGGAGTCACCAAAGATGGACTTTGAAATTGTCCAGACGACCGAGGAAATCTCGGTTGTCGTGATTGACGATCAGCCTGCGGAGGTTATCTCCGAAGGTGTGATAGGACCCTCTGGGGAAAAAGGAGACAAGGGCGACAAGGGCGATCGGGGAGACCCAGGTCCGAATCAGATCGGCGGTTTGGCCGTTCAGCTCACGAGTCCGGCGGACGGGGACATCCTGGCCATCGGAGCTAACAAGGTCATCAACATCTCAGCACCGAGCCTGACGGACGGAGGAAACTTCTAATGGCAAATACAGTACGCATCAAACGCCGCGCAGCCGGTGGAGCAGCAGGCGCACCCGCCTCGCTCCAGAACGCCGAACTCGCATTCAACGAACAAGACCTCACGCTCTACTACGGCTCGGGCACGGGTGGAGCGGGCGGCAGTGCAACCTCTGTCATTCCCATTGCAGGTAGCGGCGCTTTCGCAGCGCTGACAGGCTCGCAAACCATCGACGGCGTCAAGACCTTCCTCCAGACAATCAGTGGCTCCATCAGCGGCAACGCAGGCACGGCAACGATTCTGGAGACTGCACGCACGATCAACGGCGTGTCGTTCAACGGTTCCGGCAACATCACGATCACTGCGAACACGACCAACGCGCTGACGGCAGGAGCTTTCCTGACTGGCGGCACGTTCAACGGCTCTGGTGGAGTGACGTTCGCGGTAGATGCGACGAGCGTCAACACCGCATCCAAAGTTGTCGCTCGCGACGCCTCTGGCAACTTCGCGGCCGGCACCATCACTGCCGCTCTGAGCGGTAACGCCTCGACGGCAACAACGCTGGCAACATCTCGCTCGATCTCTGCGACTGGCGACGCCACCTGGACGATCAACTTCGACGGCTCGGCAAACGCAACCGGAGCTCTGACACTGGCCGCTTCGGGCGTTACTGCCGGGAGCTACGGCTCGGCCACCGCTGTGCCTGTCATCACGGTTGATGCCAAAGGTCGCGTAACGGCCGTCTCGACATCTTCGATCTCCAGTTCGCTGACCTTCACGGGCGACGCGACCGGCACCGGCACAACAGGCTCCTCGACAGCGCTGACTCTGGCAGCAAGCGGCGTGACCGCTGGCACCTACACGAAGCTCACCGTTGACGCGAAAGGTCGCGCCACCGCCGGCACAACACTGTCTGCGACTGACATCCCGACGCTGACCGCCGCCAAGATCAGCGACTTCGACACTCAAGTCCGCACCAACCGTCTTGACCAGATGGCTGTGCCGACGGCCGACGTGTCGCTGAACAGCCGCAAGATCACCAACCTCGCCGACCCTGTGAACGCACAGGACGCAGCGACCAAGAACTACGTGGACATGACAGTGCAGGGTCTCGACCCCAAGCAGTCCGTCCGCGCCGCAACCACCGCCAACATTGCAACCCTCTCCGGCACGATGACCATCGACGGCATCGCGCTCGTCGCCGGCGACCGTGTGCTGGTCAAGGATCAGACAACCGCTTCGCAGAACGGTATCTACGTCGTCGCCGCTGGCGCCTGGACCCGCTCGCTGGATGCTGACACCTGGCTCGAGCTGCCTGGCGCTTACGTCTTCGCCGAGTCCGGTACGGTCAACGCCGACATGGGCTTTGTGTGCACTGTGGAACCCGGTGGCACGCTGAACACCACTGCGATCACCTTCCAGCAATTCTCTGGCGCTGGCCAGATCAGCGCTGGTATGGGCCTGACCAAGTCGGGCAACAGCATCGACATCGGTACCGCCTCGAGTGCTCGAATCGTCGTCAACGCCGACAACATCGACCTCGCGACAATCGGTACTGCGGGCACCTACCGCAGCGTCACCGTTGACGCCTACGGTCGTGTGAGTGCAGGTACGAACCCAACCACATTGGCTGGCTACGGCATCACCGACGCTCAAGGTCTGGATGCTGAACTGACGGCTCTGGCTGGTCTGGTCAGCGCTGCTGACCGCCTGCCTTACTTCACAGGCTCCGGCACCGCTGCACTCGCGACCTTTACCGCCTTCGGCCGCACACTGGTCGATGACGCTGATGCCACCGCCGCACGCTCGACCCTGGGCCTGGGCTCGCTGGCCGTCCTGTCCTCGATCAACAACTCGAACTGGTCTGGTACGGCTCTGTCTGTCGGCAACGGCGGTACAGGTGCCACGACTCTGACTGGCTACGTGAAGGGTGCTGGCACTGCCGCCATGACGGCGTCCGCAACCATCCCCAACACCGACATCACCGGCCTGGGCACGATGTCCACCCAGAACGCAGGTGCTGTGGCCATCACAGGCGGTTCGATCATCAACCTCGCCACGTTTGACGGAATCACCATCGACGGCGGAACCTTCTAAGTCACGAATGAATAAACCGCCCCCTACATAGGGGGCTTTAAACCCGACCTAGATAGGTCAGAAGGGGAGTCACATGCCAAATATACTCAAGCCCAAGCGCAGTAATTCTGCGGGGGTTGCTCCAACCATTTCCAACCTGTCGTCGGGCGAACTGGCCGTCAACATGGCGGACCGGAAAATCTGGATCAACAACGGCACCAACATCGTCCAGGTGGGCAGCGGGCAGTTGAGTGGACTTTCCGATGTGGTTCTTTCTTCCCTGGCGACAGGGCAGGGTCTGTCCTGGAACGGCACCAACTGGGTGAACTCGAGCGCAGGCTCGGGCACGGTCACCTCGGTGGGCGGCACGGGCACCGTCTCTGGCCTCACCCTCTCCGGCACCGTCACAGGCTCGGGCAACCTCACCTTGGGCGGCACCTTGTCGCTCACCAGCGGCAACGTGACCTCGGCGCTGGGGTTCACCCCTTACAACAGCACCAACCCGAGTGGCTATATCACGAGCAGTGGGTCGATTTCCGGCAGCGCTGGTAGCTTGGCCAACGACGCGCCGTGGATGAGAAACCGAGGCTCAGTTGCAGCCGCCAGCATCGACACAGCCACGGCAAACGGCTTCTACACGCAGAACAACTCTAGCGACAGCCAAGGCGTTTTGGTCTTCAACTCGAGTGGCTCTCTCGGCCCGCTGCAAATGACGTTCACCTACGGTGGACTCATGCAGTTCCGCAACCAGACGGATTCCTCAACTTGGACAGCCTGGAAAACAGTACTGACGAGCGCAAACTTCGGTAGCTACGCCTTGCCCCTGAGCGGCGGTACGCTGACCGGCGCCTATCTGGATTTCAGCAACAGCAGCCCATCCCTGCGCATCACATCTGGCCCCGGCACGTTCTATATTGGTGACGATGACATCGTGAACCTTGGCAGTGGCGCTGTTGTGGCCACACCTTCGTCAAGAATCAGCTCCGGTGTGTCAATTTTTAGTACGCACGCTTACGCTACCGGGCAAGGGGATAACAAAACACATTTTGGCTACTACAACGGCAGTAGCTATGTGAACTACATCCGTGGTGCTGCAACGTACTTTGACTCCGGTACGCTTCAGATTGGTGGAAACCAAGCGCTCCACGCAGGTAACTACAGCTCGTATGCGCTTCCGCTGAGCGGCGGTACGGTTACTGGCGTTACTACGTTCTCAAATGCCAGCGATACCCAGATCATCCTTAACGGGGGTGGCACCTCATGGGCTGGGATTAGCTGGACTGACGTGGCGGGCACCGACTACACATGGTTTAACGGCTCGACGAGTACGTTTGCCATTGGCGGCGGCGGTTCAGCGGTATCTGGCAAGAAGCTGCATGTAAACGGCGGCATGACAATTGGTTCTGGGTACGCTGCGACCAGCAACCCGACAAACGGCCTGAACGTCGAAGGAGCAATCCAGCAAGCTGGGAATCAAGTCCTGCACGCTGGCAACTACACAAGCTACAGCCCCTCGTTAGGTGGCTCAGGTGCTTCTGGTATCTGGGGAATTAGCGTTACTGGATCGGCACGCAGGATTGGCTTTGAAGACGGCCCACGCAACCTCTCTGATCGCCTTCCAAACAGCTTCACGCGAACAGTAAACTTTGATTTTGTGGGTGCTGGTGTCGGCAACGGCTCTGGCAACTACGCAGGCGTGATGACGTTTAGCCCTTGGACTGGCACCAGCGCAAGTACCGGCGACTCGTCGTATCAACTTGCGTTTGCAAACGGGAGCGGGGTTAACGCATCTGGTCAACCAAAGCTAAGCATTCGCAACGGTATCGACAGCACCTGGAATGCTTGGTACACGCTGCTTCATGATGGTAACTACAGCTCCTACGCCTTGCCTTTGAGTGGTGGCACGGTTACAGGTGCATTGAACGTCAGCCGACAGCGCTTGTCATTCAGCTCGACTTACAACGACGCTAACCACTCGATCTACAACAACTACAACAACATCGACGGCGAGGGTGGTTGGGACGGCATGAAGATGAACGTCTTTGACGGTCTTCGCATTCGTGTTGGAAACGCAAGTGGGGTCACCCCGGCAACATTGCTTGCTCTTAGCTCCAGCAGCGTTCGTATCAACACACAGCTTCAGGTCGGCCAAAACACGAACGGCACGGCGCACATCGACGCGTTTGGCGGGATTGCTCGATTTAGCAGAGACAACACCGCATACGGCCTGCACCTTGACGGCAACAACTATGCGTCGTTTGTGAACGCAAATGGTTATGTGACTATCGGCCCCCTGAACACGTCGCACAGCCACTTTCAAACGGACCGACCTTCGTTCTACTTCAATAAAGATGTATTGGTAGACGGCCAGTTGTATCGGTACAGCGGCAACCTTCCGTACCTGCACAGCGGCAACTACACCAGCTACAGCTCGTTTATTGGTGCAGTGACATCGGGCGGGAACAACGGCTTTCGCAACGACGTCTACTACGGTGGGGTACGCAACCCAATCTGGTCGTTTGGAAACGCAACTACATACGGCATCAGCTACTTTCAAGGTGGTGCTGGTATTGGTGGCGCAGATACATTTGGTGTTTCCGTAAACGGATCAACTTCTGCGACGGGCGTTAACTTTGCGGTTACACCATCAGCTTCATACGTCAACAACAACGTAGTCCTCCACGCAGGCAACTACACCAGCTACTCGCCGTCACTGACAGGTTCCGGTGCTTCAGGTACGTGGGGCATCAACATCACCGGCAGCGCGGGCTCGGTCTCGGGCTTTAAGTCGTTTGGCACAATCTACATTAACCCCAACGGCACTAACGCGAACTGCACAACAGCGCAACTGATCGCCCACCTCACGACGCTGGGCATGTTCAACTTCGCCCATTCGGTTGCCAAGTGCGCCTGGGACTACGCGGGCAACAATGACCTGACCGACACAGGGTTCGGCACAGTCGATATGGCTGGCTGCGTGATCGAAACGTGGATCAACAGCGCTGAAAAGCACGTCCGCATTACGCGCCCCACAACGGGCGCGGGTGGCTTCCAGGTATTGGTCTATAACGACCAAGGCAGTGGTTACGCGCCAGGCTGGCGCGCCATGATGACGAGCGAGAACATCGCCAGCTATGCACCTACACTGTCGGGCGGTGGAGCCTCGGGCACATGGAGCATCAACGTCACCGGCAGTGCAGGTTCGGTTGCCTGGAGTGGCGTGAGCGGCAAACCAACCACCGTCGCGGGCTACGGCATCACTGACGCAGTCTCGTCATCGACGCTCTCGAGCTACCTGCCACTCGCTGGCGGGTCTCTGACCGGCAACCTATCTCTCACCGGCAACGTGACGGTGAATAACGCAAGTCCCACGATCTATCTCCAGGATACGGACAACAACAGTGCGATGCTGCACTGCAATTCCAACCTGATGTATATCCTTCGAGGTGCAAACAACTCGACCTCGTGGGCTCAAGTTGGCGGCTACTGGCCCGTGTACTGGGACTTGACGAACAACAACGCCACCTTCGGTGGCTCGATCTGGGCAGCCGGCAACATCACGGCTTACTCGGATGAGAAGCTGAAGACCAATTGGTCGGACCTGGCCGACGACTTTGTTGCCAGATTGGCTCAAGTCAAGTCGGGCGTCTTTGACCGAACCGACACCGGCAAACGTCAAGTTGGCGTTTCCGCACAATCTCTCCAGAAAGTTCTCCCTGAAGCGGTGGACTATCATGAGAAGGAGGATTTGCTTTCTGTCGCTTACGGCAACGCAGCGCTCGCCGCCGCCGTTGAACTGGCAAAAGATAATGTCGATCTCCGCGCCCGAGTCGCTAAACTCGAAGCCCTTGTTTCCAAACTCATTGAAGGATAAGTCATGACTGAATTCACTATCACCATCACGGCCATTCGCACGACAACCGTTGGCGAATTGGAGTCCGTCGTCAAGCACGTCGAGTGGACTCTGAAGGGCACCGAGAACGGCCAGTCGTTCGAGCTGCCTCAGAAGACCATGATGGGCGAGCCCGACGCGGAAGACTTCATCCCGCTGACTTCGCTGACGCCGGAAGTCGTTGTCGCCTGGATCGAAGCGGCCGAAGTCGAGCGTATGCCCAGCATCAAAGCGCACATCCAGTCCGTGCTCGACAAGATGGTTCAAGAGGCAGCGCTCGACAGCGCCCCACTGCCCTGGGCACCCGCACCTGAACCCGAAACTCCCGCAGCTCCCTGAGCTTGTTGGCTATAATGGGTAAGTCACTGTTGACATAACCGGAGAACCTCATGCAACAAAATCAGCAAACCTTCCAGCTCAACGACCTGACTGGCCAAGAAATCGAAGCCATCATGGTAGGTCTGAACGAACTGCCCTCCAAGACATCGCGCACCGTGATGAACAAACTGGAAGGTCAAATCATTCAACAAGTGCAAGCGCAGAATGCCGCACAAGCACTTGCCAACAAGCCTGTGCCAGTGCGCGAACAGCCTGCTGAACAGATCAAAGCTGGCCTGAGTGACGAGGACTAAACCTTATATAAGGTTTTGTGCAAATTCGACAAAGGACGAAAGTACTTCACGAATGATTTCACATCGGTTAGAATCCGGCATCCGAAATTGACCTTGAAAGTCCGCGATGTCGTCCACCGAACAAGTCATTGAAGCCAGTTTCAAAGTCATCCAGAACGATCTGGAAGACATGAAAACTAGCATGTCGAAGATGGCTGATGCTCTCTCCAAGATCGCGGTCTTGGAAGAGCGTCACCAAACCATGTCATCCAACATGCTTCGCGTGACGGAAAAGCTGGAGCGAATCGCTGACAGGCAGTCGGCACTCGAGCTGGCGCACGTCAAGCAGGACACAACCATCAAAGTGTCCGTCAAGGCAATTCAGATCATCTGGGCTGTAATCGGCAGCGCAGTTCTTTACGGGGTCTGGCAAGTCGTCAAGATGGCGGCGACCACACAGGCTTAAGTTCCCCTTGTTTAACCGGGGCGGCAGCCCAAAGGAGTAGGGCGCATGTCCGCACACCCAACCGACATTGACCAATTCATCGAGGTTTACAACGACCTGGACAAATACCCCTCAGTTGCCGACGTGGCCAAAGTGCTCGGCATCTCTCTGAAGACAGTTCGCAACAAGGCGGGCTTCATTCGCTCCACCTTCAAGAACGACCCAAAGGGCCCGAAGCTCATCAATCGAGCGCCCGTCAACGACAGCCCCATGTCGGAAGACAGCTCCAAGTTCATGGAGCACTGGGGTCCGGAAGAGTGCATCGAGGAGCTGCGACGCATCTCGGAGCTCGACACCGAGAAGATCGTCACCCGAAACTACTTCCGTAACCACAGCGCCATCTCCGAATCCACCTGGAACCGCTACTTCGGCACCTTCGAGGAATTCAAGCGCCAGGCCGGCATCAAGCTCTCGCGTCAGCAGCACGCTCACGAGCGACACATCGCCAAGCACGCATCGGTCGATCACTACCGGGTGATGAACGTCGAGCGCCAGGACTGGGCCGACAAGTACGTCCGCACCAACAACAACCGCTTCAAGACCATCCTCACCTGCTCGGACCTGCACGATGTCGAGATCGACCCGTTCTACCTGCGCGTCCTGATCGACACCGCAGAGCGCGTCCAGCCAGATGTGATCGTGCTTGCGGGCGACATCTTCGACCTGCCCGAGTTCGGCAAGTACGGCGTCGATCCGCGTGAATGGGATGTCGTGGGTCGCATCAAGTTTGCCCACGAGGCTATCCTTGCCCCGCTGCGCGATGTGTGCCCCGAGGCTCAGATCGACTTCATCGAAGGCAACCACGAGGCACGCTTGCTTCGCCAGCTTGCAGACGCCACACCGGCTCTGCGTGCGGTGCTCTCCGACCTTCACGGCTTCACGGTAGCCAAGCTGCTGGGCCTGGAGAAGTTCGAGATCAACTACATCGCCAAAGCCGACCTGGCCGCCTTCACCAAGCGCGACTTCGAGAAAGAGTTGGCGCAGAACTACAAGGTCTACTTCGACACGGTGTTGTGCCATCACTTCCCGCACGCTCGCAACATGGGCCTGCCAGGCATCAATGGCCATCATCACAAGCATCAGGTCTGGAGCGAGTTCAACCCCGTCTACGGCGCGTATGAATGGCACCAGCTCGGCTCCGGTCACAAGCGCAGCGCCTCGTACTGCGAAGGCGAGCGGTGGCACAACGGGTTCGCCCTCGTCAACGTAGACACGCACACGCGCTCCACCGCGTTTGACTACATCTCCGTCACCGACTTCGCAGTGGCTGGCGGCAAGTGGTATCACCGCGAGCCCCATGAGGTCGATGCGTCAATCCCTGCAAGAATTCGCTGATCCGGCGCGTCAGTCACGGATGACTGAGGTATAGTAACGACAGGATCAACTTCAAGGTTTGTAGTACATGGCACGAGCAAAAGCCCCCGCTGTTCCGAAGCGAGCACCCAAGCGTCCAGTCAAGAGGGGCGCACTGCTCCGAGAAGAGAATACGGAGGCCCACAATGACTTCTCCGTGCCTCGCCAAGACCGCGCTGCTCGTCAGCCAATCGAGGCGCTCAACGAATCCCAGAAGCGCTACATCAGCGCCATCAAATCCTTCGAGCTGACGTTCGCAACAGGCCCTGCCGGTACGGGCAAGACCTGGCTGTGCGGCGCTCTGGCAGCGCAAGCGCTCTCCGAAGGCGTCATCGACAAGATCATCATTACCCGCCCCGCAGTTGAAGCGGGCGAGTCTCTGGGCTTTCTGCCTGGCGAGATCGAAGACAAGTTCGACCCGTTCCTGCAACCCTTCCGTGACGTGCTCAACGAACGGCTCGGCAAGAGCTTCGTGGAGTACCTGATGAAGATGGGCCGCATCGAGGCTGCACCCCTTGCCTACATGCGGGGCCGTACCTTCAAGCGGGCTTTCGTGATCCTGGATGAAGGCCAGAACACCACCCCGAACCAGATGAAGCTCTTCCTCACCCGCATCGGGCAGGAGTGCAAGGTCGTGGTGAACGGGGACATCAACCAGAAAGACATTCACGGGGTTTCGGGTCTTGAGGACGCGATCAAACGGGTCTCGCACATTCCGAGCGTCAAGTGTGTCCGCTTTTCGCGTGAAGACGTGGTCCGTTCCGGTCTGGTGCAAGAGATCGTGGAAGCCTACGAGACACCTGGCGCCGACTGATCGGTGCGGGGAAATACGCGGGGAATTTTCGCCCCGCGTATATTCAATATACTTCATGAGTGAATTTACTCTTACCTTCTATGCCGGCTCCAACCCCTCCCGATTCCCCGAAACTGACCGAGTGGTTCGGCTACTTCTACGGCCATGACCTGGGGCTGCTTCATGCGGAGCTCCTGGCCATCCAGCACGTCCCCACAGCGCTTCTGAAGAAGGAGGCGGCTCTGTACCGGGTCAAGTGGTTCGACTACCGTCGGATGCACCCGACCAAAGCAACGTACCTCTTCGCGCACGAGTTCAACCGAGCCTATCAGCGGTTCATGGTGGCAACACACGACCGTAGCGGGCGCTTCATGCGGGCGTTCAAGGAGATGAACATCATGGAGGCGCGCGAACGGCTCTCGGTCTGGCGACTGCGTCAGTTGGCCGACAGCCTCGGTATGCGCTACGACTTCTTCCTGAACCAGGCATTTCGCTGGTACAGCCACGACGGCTGGTATCTGAAGAAGCTGGACAAGGGCGCTCGCGCAGCGCCAAGACCCTCTCACATCGGCGCCAACGCCGACCTCATCACCGATGTCATGCTGGCCTGGGAAGAGGAGTGCGCCGCTCGCATTCAGTTCCCCAAAGACACCCGCTATAAGGTGGCCAACTTCTTCGGTCATGTGGATCAGCTCGATTGGGAGACTTACCTCGTCGCTCAGATCAAGACTCGCCGACACCCCCAATACTCGCTTCACGCTTCGCTCTATATTGAGCAGACGCTACGCATCGAGACCGCACTTCGGGAGTTCGACGAGCGGGTAGTTCGGGCGGCAATCGACGAATGTCGATAAATGTCAGTCACGCCTGAGCTATACTGAGCAGGTCAGCAATTTTCATATCACGGAGAACACTATGTCCGACATCACCCCGCGCAGCAAAGCGCCCCTCATCAAGAAGCCCGTCACGCCCAAAGGCCACGAAGCATTTCTCAAAGCACTCGAGGCCGCAGGAGCGGTCGTCAATGTCGCTCTGATTACAAGCTCGGACGCACCCCCGATGAAGGGCGTCATCAAGCACTCAGACAAGTACACGATCAGCCTGAAGGTCGATCGCCCCAACGGCGGCGGCTATCAGGTGTTCGTCATCTTCAAGCACGCCATCGAATGCTTCTGGACCAATCCTGAAGATCAAAACAAAGCGGTCTGAAATGTATGACGGACGCAAACTCTATCGCGGAGCAATCTACCGCTGAAATGATCGGCTCGTCATTTGAGGGCGAGACCACAACACCAACCACCCCCACCGCAACCGTGATGGACGACATCACGGAGAAGTTCGACTTCGATGCAGAGTTTCAGACTCGAGTCGCCGTTCTGGCCACTCAGAACATCGAGTTCGTCAACCGAGTGGGGCACCTCCTGCGACCTCAGTACTTCGAGGACGCGGGGGAAGCAACGCTGGTCAACCTGGCGCTGTCCTATCACGGCCGCAGTCGCAGTCTGCCCGACAAGACCATCATGGCCGACATCATTCGACGTGGTGTAGCCAACAAGGTCATCAAGAAAGATGTCGTGCCGCTTGCGGTCGCGACCTGGAAGAAACTCTTCAACGCCACAGACGCATCGGGGCGTGAGTACATCGAAGAGCGGATCGTCGAGTTCGCCCGTCACCAGGCCACCAGCGCCGCCATTCTCAAATCAGTGGAGCTCGTGCAGCGCGGCGAGTTCGAGAAGGTCGAGCAGTACATCAAGGAAGCGGTCGAGGTCGGTATCAACGAAGACGGCGGCGCCTACGACTACTACTCGAACATCAGCCTGCGCACAGCCGAACGACTCGACGATGCGGCCGGAACCAAACCTCCGCGAGGCATCACCACAGGGCACCTGAAGCTGGACGAAATCCTCTATCACCGAGGGTGGGGTCGAAAGGAGCTGGCCACCATCATGGGTGGGGCCAAGTCGGGCAAGACAACCGCTCTGATCGGCTTTGCGAAGTCCGCATCGCTTAAGGGCTTCAACACGCTGTACGTCACCCTCGAAGTGTCGGCTCGCATCATCAGCGAACGACTTGACGCCTCAATGAGCGACACGGAAATTCGATCGCTCGGCAGCAAGATCAAGGATGTTGAAGCAAAGATCGAGGCGCTGGCAGCGCTCCCGCACGGCGAACTGAAGATTCACGAGTACCCCTCTGGCACCTTCGCGCCCAAGCAACTGCGGGCACTGCTGGATCGCTACGAAGCGAAGGGCATGAAGTTCGATCTGGTCGTCGTGGACTACGCCGACATCATGGCCCCGAACTTCCGCTACAACGATGTGATCGAGAACTCCAAGTCGGTCTACGTGGACCTTCGGGCCATCGCGCAAGAGAAAGACGTGGCGATGCTCACGGCCACTCAGACCAACCGAGAAGGTTACAAAGCGACCGTGGCCAAAGCCGAGCACGTCGCCGAAGACTTCAACAAGGTGCGGACGGTTGATCTGATGATCTCCATCAACATCACCGACGAGGAGCGATCGAAGAACGAAGCACGCCTGTACTTTGCCGCATCGCGTAACCAGGAGTCCGGCTTCACGCTGTTCATCAAGCAAGACATCGCCAAGATGAAGTTCATCGAGTCGATCGTTCGGAGAGAGTGATGGCAGGCGTCAAGAAAGGAAACCTCGCAGCTCCACCGCAATGGTGGAAGCACCTGCGGGACTGGAAACGCGTCTTCTGGAAGAAAGAGCGCAAGAAGCAGATGCGCGACATTCAGGAGCGGGCAAATGAGTCGTAACGAAGACCTCCAGGAAGCCCTGGAGACGATCGACATGGAGTCGTGGCTCGACCGCGAGGGCGTCACCTACAAGGTCACTCGCGGCTCCAGAGGCACCCAACTCAACGTCAAGGAGTGCCCGTGCTGTGGTGGCTCAAACTGGAAGGTGTATCTCAACGCCGAGAATGGTTTGGGCAACTGCTTCTCGGGCGACTGCGAGACGAAGTTCAACAAGTGGAAGTTTATTCAGGCGACTCTAGGTACGGCCGTGAGCACTCGGGACTTGATCGAACACATCAAGACCGTGGCCTCAGAGCAGGGCTGGCACCCGAAGGTGCGGGCTACGGCGCAAGTTCGGGATACGGGTGAGCTCCACCTGCCCGAATCGATCGCCATGCCGCACAACGGGCGCAACCTGAAGTACCTGGACAACCGGGGCATCACGGCCGACATCGCCCAGTACTTTCGGCTGAGCTACTCGACCAACGGCGTTTTTGTCTATCTTGACGAAAGCGGCAAGACGCGGCGTCAGAGCTATGCGGGCCGCATCCTGATTCCGATCTACGACCTCGAGGGCAACCTCGTGAGCTTCCAAGGTCGCGACATCACGGGTACGGCAGAGCAAAAGTACCTGTTTCCACCTGGCTTCGCATCGACGGGCGCATACCTCTACAACGGCCAGAACGCCGTTGGAGCGACTCGAATCGTGATCGGGGAGGGTGCGTTCGACGTGATGGCCACCAAGATCGCACTGGACGGCGATCCCGCTTTGCGAGACGTGGTGCCAGTCGGCTCCTTCGGCAAGCACCTGTCTGAGGGTACGGCAGAGAGTCAGGTAGGCAAGCTCGTCGCGCTCAAGGAGCGGGGCCTCAAAGAGGTCACGTTCATGTGGGACGGCGAGAAGCGGGCAACTCAGGACGCTGTGAAGGCCGCGCTGGTCGTTCGCAGCCTGGGCCTCATTGCTCGGATCGCGTTCTTGCCGAAAGACAAAGACCCGAACGAGGTCGCGCCAGAAGTGGTGCGCCAAGCGTTCTGGAAAGCCGAGACGCTGAACCCCGCAACCGCCGCCAAGATCAAGCTGAAGTGCCTGATGGGGTAGTGCATAGGCACGCGTTTACCCCGCGTTTTGGTTCGTACAATTTGCATCAGAAGACGTTATGTCGAGGATCAATATGACAATTTCCGTAGTACACGAAACCACCCTGATGATGCACGAGGGTGGAAGCAAGTTTTATGAAGTCGTGCAGCTTCACGCTCCTGACATCAAGCAGCACCTGCTCATCAAGCGATGGGGCAAGACCTCCGCACTGAGCAAGGGTGGAGAAATTCAAGTCCAGATGTTCGGGGCGGCTCGCAAGGCTGGCCAGGCGGCAGAAACCGTCATTCGACAGAAAGAAGGGCGAGGCTACGCCAAGCGGACGTATGCAGTCGGGCTTCACGGCTACGGCGGCGCGATCACCAATGAGAACTTGAAGAGTCTCCTGCTCGATCACTACGGCCGCGACAACACGGTTGCCATTCTTCGGGAGTTCATGACCCCGGTGGGCGAAGAAAAGATCAGAGGTCTGGAGGCAACGGGCATCTGGGTAGACGAAGCCGACAGCATCGTGAGCGAGGAGCCACCACCGGAGCCTGAGCGCGGCGACTCGTGGGGTAGCTGGTGAGGACATCTGACCGGCAATCGCTGAATGTGCGCGATACCCCGAAGAAATCGCACTACACTATCAGTCAGCACTGAGCAACACCCGTTCTGGGTCAATACAGGAGTTTCCATGTTCGACACTATCGAAGCTGCGGTTCGCGACCGCCAACCCACGTACCCGCCCGAGCATTCTGCTGGCGGCGTCAACTCGTACACCGTCAAGGGCTGTAAGGTCGTGGGGCACACCCCTGGCTATTGCGTGTGCCTGAACAAGATCAAGGCATTCGAGCGCGATCGGGCGCTGACCTCGTACCCCGAGTGTGAGCGTGCCATCTCGGGCAAGGTCTGCCCCGCGCTCACCATGCGAGCCGAAGAGCAGGCCGCCGGCAAGGCGCTGTACTTCATCGACCGCGCACTGCTGCGTGAGGAGATGGACAAAGCGTTTGCCGGCGTGAGCGCTCGGTTTGCACCCACCAAGACCGTGTCGCCTGCATCGAAACCGAATCCCGCATCGAAGCCCACCGTCACGCCGCCAGCCAAGTCTGACCATCGCCTGATGGTTCCGGCGGAAACCGACGGCTATGCGGCCGCGATCAACGCCGCGATCAAAGAAGCGGCCCAGCCCACCCCAACACCAGAACCGAAGGTTGCCAGCCCATCGCCTTCGCCAGTCAACAGTGGCCTCTCGATGATCGAGAAGGCGCGTCTTCAGATGGGCTTGAACAAGGAGTAACCAATGACCAATGAAATCACCGACGAACAGCGCCTCATGAACGAAATGCACAACGGCTTCGACCACGCGATGCCGATTCTGCTGGACGCCCAGCGCGCCATCAACAATGCGGGCGTCCCCGCACCGGCCCTGGCCAGCGCTCTGTGCGCCTCCTACGTCACCTTCGTGGCGGCTTTAGTCGCATCAAACGGTCTGCCCAAAGAACAGGTTGCTACCACCTGCAAGGAAGCGATCGACACGATGGACGACTTCATCACTATCGCCTACGACCGCATGGTCAAGGAGATTGCAGAGGCTTCCAAGTGAACTCGGATGCAATCTTCGACGCGATCGAGGAGATCGCCTCAACCTCCAGCAAGACCGGCAAGGAAGCGCTCGTCGCCAAGCACGGCGCCAACGGCAAGTTTCTTGCGGTGCTCGAGGCGGCGCTCAACCCTTTCAAGACCTACGGCATCGCCAAACGGCCCGAAGTGCTGACCAATCTCGATGGCGTGTTTGACACTCAGACATGGGTGCTTCTGACAAATCTGGAGACTCGCACCCTGACAGGCAATGCGGCTCGCGAGTCGCTGGTATCGGAGCTGACTCGTCTGACCACCAAGTCGGCCGAACTGCTCTGGCGCATCGTCAGCAAAGACCTGCGGGCGGGCTTCTCGGAGTCCACCGTCAACAAGGCCATCCCAGGCACGGTGCCCACCTTCGACTGTATGTTGGCTCACAAGTTCGAGGCGCATCGAGTCAAGAAATGGCCAGTCGTTGCCGAGCCCAAGCTCGATGGCGTGCGGGTGCTTGCGTTCGTGGACATCACCAAGCCCTCAGTTCACTTCTTCTCCCGCTCGGGCAAGGAGTTCACGACCTTTGACCACCTGAAGGGGCCGCTGCTGAGGCTGATCGACGACTTCCGTGCCGATCTGTGTGGATTGGGCGACGACTACGATGCCGAGTACTTCTCGGATCGCGTGGACTGCGAAGACTTCGCCGTGGTATTCGACGGGGAAATCGTCTCTGGCAGCTTCAACAAGACCGTTTCGGAAGTTCGACGCAAGGATGCCCAGGCTACGGACGCGATCTTCAACGTGTTCGACATCCTGCCCATGTCGCTCTTCAGTAAGGACGACAAGGTGCCGAGCAAGCACACGTACACCGAACGTCGCCAAGTGCTCAACGAGTTGCTGCCCACCGGCAAGTCGGGCCCCGTTCACCTGCTGCCTCGGTACTTGGTGAGCTCCGAAGCCGAAATTGACGCCCTCTACGAGTCGGTGCAGGCACGAGGTCTGGAAGGACTCATCATCAAGGACGACGCGCCGTACTACCGCCGCCGCAACCACGCCTGGATGAAGATCAAGGCCGAAGAATCGACCGACGTGCCGATCGTGGGCTTCGAGGAGGGCACCGGCAAGTACGAGGGCATGTTGGGCGCGATCATCGTCGCCTTCGACAAGACTTGCCACGAGAACGGAGCACATGGGGCAAACCATGACCACCCTGATGCGGTGCGCGTGAACGTCGGAAGCGGTCTCAGCGACAGCCAACGTCAGAGCTTCTGGGAAGACCGCGAAGCGCTGATTGGACGCGTCATTGAAGTCGAGTTCCACGAGATCACCCCTGACGGCTCTCTGCGTCACCCACGCTTCAAGCGATTCCGCGACGACAAGGCATAAGTCATGACTGACGAACAGTTCAAGCAGATTCAAGCCACCTTTCCCTGGACCACCCATGTGTTCCCAACGGGAGTGGGTGGGCTTGTCCAGATGGTTGATCGCAACGGCCAGGAAGTTCCGCTGTTCACGATGACGGACATCTTGCAGTTGCTGACTCGAAAGCTGGAGCCGAAGGAGCCCCCAAGTGCTTAAAGGCAACCTGACCATCAGTCGGCCGAATGGCGGGCGAAGCGACGAGAACCCCTGCATCAGCATCAAGGTTCGCGACGCCACCAGCCGCATCGACTTCGTGACCATCGAGGTGCCCCTGGCCAACTTTGCAGAGGCTCTCACGGGCCTCTCCGAGGTTGAGGCGCGGCTGACCGTTCGCGGCTTGGACAACGTCGGCAAGGTGCGCGAGAGCCAACCCGTCACGTTCGTGCTGACGGACGAGTACCTGGCCAAGCACGACCTCAGAAGCTACGACAGGGCGGGCATCAAAGCCCTCCTCGAAAACGACCCCGAAGGACGCTTTCACGAGGAGGGTTGGGAGCTTTCGACCTACCTCGGCACGCAGAACTCCATCACCCCGAACAGCCCCGACGGCATCCGGATCAACACCTCCCGAGTGCGCTATGTAGAAAGGACAACATCATGACCCCATTCATCGTCACCCTCACAGGTCCATCCTGTGCGGGCAAGACCACCCTCGAGAGCCGGCTGAAGAACGCCGGCTTTGTCAATGTGATCTCCACAACCACTCGAGCTCCACGAGCCGGCGAAGTCGATGGCGTGAGCTACTACTTCGTGAGCGAGGAAGAGTTCAAGCGCCTGGACAGCTCTGGCCTGCTGGTGGAGAGTGTCCACTTCAACGGCAAGCACTACGGCGTGTCGGTTCAGGAAGTCGAGCGTGTGGCGGCCCAGAACAAGCCCATCGTCGTCATTGTCGAGCCCGAAGGTCTGAAGCAGATTCGAGCCTACTGCACGGGTCGTGGCTGGAACTACTTCACCGTCTTCATCGACAACCCTGGTGGCGTGATCGGCGAGCGCTTCCTGGCTCGGTACATGGACGACCTGAAGAAGGCCGTCGAGACCGGCGCAAGCGACGGCAACATCAGGAAGGTTCAGGCCAGTTACGCCGGCCGCCTGGGGGTCATGCTCAAGGACGAGTGCTGGTGGGGTGAGGATGTGGGGCCGCTGTGCGACCTCTGGCTTCACTCGTTCGACGAGTCCAATATCGACAGCGTCCTTGAGCAGATCGGCCGTGTGGCGGTCGAATGCCTGGCCACAAACTGACGTGGCAACCAAAGTGGTAGAGAACGGGAACGTGCCCGAAGAACCGCATGGATACTAGCGGTACGAATCCCACCCTCTCCGCCAGTTGCATTTCCACAACAGTCCGCTGACCTCCACGGTCAACCAGAAAGCCCCAAGAAATCAACCACTTGGGGCTTTTTTCATTCCAGCGTCGTCCACCGACGACCGCCTGCGTCCACGAATTCGGCCAGTAGAGCCTGTGGTAACGTCCAAAAACGGGCACTGGGCGGCAAGTCGTTACCACTGAGGCGACAACGCACCCACCGCCGTTACCACAACGACCCGGAGATCGGCCGTGGCACTGCATGAGTTGTCCCAGAAGGAGCTCGAGAAGCGCATCAGGGAGGCTCGCGAGTCCGAGAATTCCGTCACCAAGATCAGCGACGGCTCAGGGCTCTACCTCGTCGTCCGGCGCACGGGCGGCATGTCCTGGCAGCTCGACTATGTCCTGCTCGGGGTACGGAAGACGTTCTCGATGGGCACCTACCCGCAGGTCAAGCTGAGTACGGCACGGACCCTGGCTGAGCAAGCTAGGGAAGCGGTGCAACTGGGCACTGACCCCGTGGAGCTACGGCGCCAGGCCCGTGGCGCAAACAAGGCGGCCAAGTCGGTGAGTGAAGTCATCACTGAATGGCTCGAGCACAACCGGCACGAGTGGAGCTCGCGGCACTACGACGACTACAACACCGCCGCCAAAGCCAACATCCTGGCCACGCACGGCGCCAGGCGCATCACGGAGCTCTCGGCCGACGAGGTGCGGTCGATTTTCCAGAAGGTCGAGGATCGGGGTGCCCACTACATGCTCACCCGAGTGAGCAACATCCTGCTGCGGGCAAAGCCCGAACGGAGGTCAAGTTCCACAAGAAGGATTTACTTACTGGTGACTAAACTATATAGACAAAACACAAAGCGATAATTTATAAGGACGGCGCTTATGCCCGAGTTTAAAGAAGCGATCGAAATTCACGTCTCAGAACTATGCCGACTCCTTGAGAGTTTGGCAGTCAGCACTTCAATTGACCTTGGATCAACGATACTACATGTGGGTGAGCACGTCCACCTGGGCAAGCTGATCCTCGTCAGCACCGCCTGCGGCAGAGCGGCTCGCATCTCCATGTAGACCCCAGGGCGACTTCGGTCGCCCTTTCATCTTCCCTGCTCAAAGCATTGTTCTCCCTAGATTCAACGGTGACAATGCGTTATCAGTCACTCATGACATACGGAGAAACCAATGAGAAATGATCGAGTCTTCATCCTTCGCGAGTCAGTCGTGAAGATCACCCAGATGCTCTCGGGCAAGGGCATCAAGGTCACGCAACAAGGCGTGAACGCATACGTCAAGGCAGACCACCTGGGCACCCCGGTCGTGGTCAACCTGCCTTACCTGCCCGACAACGCAACCGAGGAGCTGTGCAATGCGATTCAAGGCTTCCTCGACCACGAGGTCGCACACATCCTGTTCACCAACTTTCCGCTGATGGCCAAAGCGAACGCTCACGGTCGCCAGATCGGCTTCATGCTCAATGCGCTTGAAGACCCTCGCATCGAGAAAGAGATGGCAAAGCGCTTTCAAGGCTCTGGTTACAACCTGTCGGTCACAGGCAAGTTCTACCTCGACAAGTTCGTCATGCCGCGACTGAAAGAAAAAGCCGCCGCTGGTGATGCAAATGGCGTCATTCAGACTTTGATGGTGCCGATGATTCGCGCCATGTCGGGCCAGCAAATCTTCAAGGAGTTCATGAAGGATCACTGGACCAAGATGGATGTCGTGTATGAGCGCATCAAAGACTTGCAGCCTGAGATCGAAGACGCCGCCTCGACCGAAGACTGTCTGAAGCTCGCCATCGAAATCGGCAAGCGTCTGAGCGAAGGCAGCAAGGGCAAGGGCAAGCCCGACAAGAGCGATGACGAGGGTGAAGGCGAGGGCGGCACCAGCAGCGCTTCAGGCAAGTCGAGCAAGTCCAAGTCGAAGGGCAAGCCTGAGAAGTCGAAGGGCAAGACACCGCCCGCCACCCCGCCCGAAGACAAGGATGAAGAAGAAGAAACAGGTGAAGGCGCTGGCGAGAAGGGTGAAGACGAGAAGGGTGAAGACGAGAGCGCCGGCGGCAAGGGCAAGGACGAGAAGAAGACCGAAGAAAAGCCCGAACCTGAAGACGAGAAGGAGGAGGGCGAGGGCGAGAAGTCAGAAGCCGAACCTGAGTCCGAGCCGGAGTCTGAACCTGAGTCTGAGTCCGAGCCGGAAGACGAGCCCGAAGAAGACGACGAGGACGAGACCGACATCAAGGAAGCCGACGAGGAGGCTGAGACTGACGACGCCGCCTCGACGATGACCGAAGGCACGATGGGCGAGAGTGACGGCGACGACAGCGAGGAGCTCGGCGACTCCGCACCGATCTGGGCCGAACTCGACAAGGACGGCAAGAATGGCTACGACGAGTCGATGTCTCGAGCCTTGTCGGAGACCGCGCTCAAGTCCGCTCAGAACGCCGACTACATGCCCTTCACGAAGGACTTCGACGTGGTCGAGAAGCTGCCAATCGGCAGCGCATACAGCCCCTCGATGACCAAGAGCCTGATGGACAAGGTCGATCACATGGTCGCACCCCTTCAGAAAGACCTGGAGCGCGCCATCGCCGCACGATCGCTGGCAACACGCTCTCATGGCCACCGCTCGGGCAAGTTGCACGCCGCGAACCTGTCTCGCCTGCGCTTCAACGATGACCGGGTCTTCAGCCGCAAGCACGAGTCCACCAGCAAGGACGTGGCGGTCGAGTTGGTCGTTGACTGCTCGGGCTCGATGAACGGATCGAAGATTCACACTGCCGCGCAGGCTGCATACGCGCTGGCTTCGGTGCTCGATCGCCTGAACATCAAGAATGAGGTGATCGGCTTCACGACGAAGGAGATCGGTAGTAGCGCAATGAAGGAGCTTCAGGAAACCACCAGCAAGACTGGCATCCGCTTCTCGCGCATCGAGGGCATCTACATGCCCATCCTCAAGGGCTACGAGGAGCGCATGACGGTCAACGTGAAGGAGCGCTTCGGTTGGCTGCCCAACACCAACATCCTCCGCTCGAACGTGGACGGTGAGTCGGTCGAAGCTGCCGCGCGCCGCCTCATCGCTCGACGCGAGGCAAGCAAGGTCATGCTCGTGCTCTCGGACGGCTACCCCGCTGCCGCTGGCCATCGTGGCGACCTGGAGTCGCACCTCAAGCGAGTCGTCAAGGACGTGTCGGCCTCTGGCGTTCGCGTCGTGGGCATCGGCATCCAATCGGACGCCGTCAACAAGTTCTACCCCAAGAGCTTGGTGATCCAGAAGGTCGAAGACCTGCCTGCGGTCGTCATCAAGGAACTGCGCCACCTGCTGATGGTGTGATTGGGAACATGAGAGGCAAAGTCACCCGTGACTTGTCTCTCCTGAGATCGCACCTTATGATTCATACATCGCAATTTTTTTAACCCGTTGAATTTTCAACACTATCTGGAGAGTCTCATGTCTGACGCCAAAATCACCTGCTCCGAATGCGGAGCCCAAGTTCACGCAATCCAACTGCACCTGCGTGACAGCCACCCCAACATGACCGTGGAGGAGTACAGCGCGAAGTACCCCGATGCGCCGCTGCTGTCCGACATGGCCAAGCGCAAGATCGCCGAGCGCCAGGCCGCGAAGGTCGAGCCCGCCGAGACGAAGGTCGATATGGCCACCGAGCAGCCCGCCAGCGTGAGCGCTCTCATTCCCAAGAACGGCGTCATCAAGAAGCCCTTCAACGAAATCTTCAACCTGGGCCGCGTGAAGTCCGCGCTCAACTCGCGTGGCGAGCCAATCCCAATCTCGACGATGGCCAACCACGGCTTTGACGAGTATGTGCCGACACCTTCGGACAACTACGTGTACGACATCGACGAACTCAAGGACGTGGTGCTCGCCATCGAAATGAAGATTCCGTGCTACGTCTGGGGTCACAAGGGCGCTGGCAAGACGGAGCTCTTCGAGCAGATCGCCGCTCGTACCAATCACCCGATGATTCGCGTCCAGCACACGGTCAACACGGAAGAGTCGCACATCGTCGGACAGTGGACCGTCAAGGGCGGCGAGACGAAGTTCGAGCTGGGCCCATTGCCGATGGCCATGATGAACGGTTGGATGTACGTCGCCGACGAATACGACTTCGCGCTGCCTTCGGTGCTGTCGGTCTATCAGGCTGTCCTCGAAGGTAAGTCACTGATGATTAAGGAGGCGGACGCCGAGAACCGACTCATCAAGCCGCACCCGAACTTTCGCTTCGCTGCCACCGGCAACACCAACGGCAGTGGTGACGAGACGGGCCTGTATCAGGGCACCAACTTGCAGAACAGCGCCAACTACGATCGCTTCGGCATGGTGATCCACAAGAAGTACATGAAGAAGCAAGCCGAGAGCCAGATTCTTCAGAACCAAGTGGGCCTCACCAAAGAAGACGCCGACAAGCTGGTGGACTTCGCGACCGTGGTGCGCGAAGCCTACGACGGCGCCAAGATCAGCGATGTGATTTCGCCTCGTACTCTGATCTACGCAGCCAAGATCGGTGTGATGCGTGCCTCGTTCCGCAAGGGCATCACGCTGTCGTTCACCAACAAGCTGTCCAAAGTGGATCGCGAAGTGGTTGACGGTCTGGCTCAACGCGTCTTCGGCGCTTGAACATGACATCGGCCGACTTCTACAAGGCCAACATGGGGCTCGTCCACGCTGTATCGAGGAAGGGCTTCAGTCGTCTGGCAACGGCTAAAGTCGTCATCGACTACGAGGACGTGTTTCAGGAGATGTCGATCGTGTTCCTCAAAGCATTCGAGGGGTTCGACGAGTCAAAAGGGTTCAAGTTCTCCACCTACTACTTCATGTGCGCCTACAACCGCTTGAACCGTTGGGCGCAGGGCCTGATCGAGGAGCGTCTGAAGTATGGCGTAGTCAGCATTGAGGAGCTCAGTCAGGCGGCCGGTGACGGCGAAGACGCCGACCTGAGCAGCATCATGCAGGACTACGCCGATCCGTCTGCCGACCCAGAGTCCAGCTACCGGGTCACGGAACTTCTTGAGCACATGGTCAAGACGATTTCGCCGCTGGCTGGATTGATCCTCGAGTGGTCGATCGCGCCTCCGCACGAAGTTATGACCGAAGTCCACAAGGCGCAACACTACGCGGAGTACGGTCGCTCAATGGGCCACAACTCTCGGTGCATGGTGCAAGTCAGCCCACGCTACATCGCCAGCTTCATCAGCATGATCTCCGATGTCAGCCAGCCTGAAGTCGCCAAAGCGCTGAAAGAGATTGAAGAAATCCGCTACTCGGAAGCGAAACTCTTTATCGGAGCCTGATATGGAATCCATCAGCGAAACGCTCACCAACCCCATCGCGCCAGGCTGCTACGCATCACCCAGCGTCTTCAGCCAGGACTCAGCGATCTGCCAGAGCTGTCCCGCCTTTGACTCGTGCGGCACCGCCTGCATCGAGACGCTCAAGGCGTTGCGCGACAAGATCAACATCGAGGACATCCTCGCTCGTCACCGACAGGCCAGGGCATCGAGCGCTGACCGCGCCGAAGTACCCGCAGTCAAGCCCGACTACTCGAAGTTCATGCCTTCAGTTCGCAAGCCCGAACAGAAGGTCGAGCGCAAGGCGCCCAGGCAAGAGACGACCACCGAGGTGACGCTGGATCAGGAAGCGATCATCAAGGCGATCCCGCAGAAGAATGCTCGGGAGCTTGCGACCAAGTGGGTCAGCAAAGGTCAGTTGGAGCACATCCGTGCGGAGCTCGCCGCTCGACGCAACCCATTCGCCTCTCAGAAGCTCAACCACGAGTTCATCGTGTGTGAGGCACTGGTGGCGGGTTCAATCACGAAAGCCGCGCTCAAGAAGGAATTCATGAAGCGCCTGGGCAACAAGCAGCCCTGGGACGAGCGCACCGCCAGCTCTCACCTGGGCATCGTTCCTCCCGTGCTGGTTGCCTTCGGTATTGCCATCGAAACAGACGAAGGGTACGCACTGATCCCTAGATCGGTCGGTGATAATGTCGTATGAGTACCAGACCACCACTTACTACGGACCAAGCCTGCCGCAATTGCTGACCGCCCCGATCGGCTTTCGATTCAGGGACGCGAAGTATGTGGCAACAAACAACTCGGTAAGCCACTCGATCAGCTACGGTGGCGCGCACAGCACGCCCTACGCGCAGTCGAGCTCCGAGAATGTGAATGGGCACTGGATCGTTATTTGGGAACGCTACGTTCCAGACAAGGAAGAAGAATGAATTTGAACCACCTGCTCGGCTCGAGGAGCGACTTCAGCATCAGCGAATCGATGCTCCAGATCGACCACCTCATTGCCGATGCCAAAGACAAGGGCTACGAGTCCGTGACGCTGATGGACACGATGTCGATCCACGGTCTCGTGGACTTCAGTAACAAGTGCAAGAAGGCGGGTCTGAAGCCCATCATCGGTTGCCGCATCCGTGTGGTCGAAGACCCGACCTACCGCAAGCCACCGAAAGCATCGGGCGAGCGCGAGAAGCCCAATCCAATGTTCATGCTGAAGGTCTACGTCACGGGTGACAAAGGCGTCACCGGACTGATGAAGCTGCTCTCCAAAGCGTACAGCGAGGATTACTTCTACTACCACGCCAGGGTCGGGCTCGACGAGGTGCTGGAGCTCGAGGACGTGCTCGTCTCGACAGGCGACCTGTTCAACATCTACCACCTGGAGAACGCCTCGATCATCATCGACGCCCTTCAGAACCGCTTCGGCAGGGACAACGTCTACTCGGAGCTCGCGCCCATCGACACGCCGCTCTTCGACACCCTGAACGGCAAGGCAATGAAGGTCGCGCAGTTGCAGGACATGCCGACACTGGTCACGTACCCCGCCTTCTACCGCGATGCAGCCTCCGCTGACTCGCTGGAGGTTCTGAAGTGCATCACGACCAACACCAAGATGGATGTCCGCTACCGCTCGGTGCAGTACGTGAAGGACTTCTACATCCACGAGCCGCGTCACCTCGTCGCCCGAGTCAAGGCCGCTGCCGGTCGCGTTCACAAGTGGGCACACAAGGGGCCACCTGCGTACTGGGTCGAGGGGCTGGAGAACATCGAGAAGCTGGTCGCCAAGTGCAACTACACCTTCCAGAAACATCCAGTGTCGCTGCCCAAGATGGCCGACAACGAGTTCGTCACGCTCGGCAAGAAGTGCATCGCAGGCTGGACCAAGCGCTTCGGCACCGAGATTCTTGGTCACAAGCCCGACAACACCGAAATCAAAGTCTATCAGGACCGTCTCGCCTACGAGTTGTCGGTGCTGAAGAAGATGGGCTTTGCTGGCTACTTTCTGCTGGTCGAGGACTTGGTCATGTGGGCCAAGACCAACGGCATCATCGTGGGGCCAGGCCGTGGTTCGGTGGGCGGCTCGCTGGTTGCCTACCTGATCGGCATCACCGACGTTGACCCGATCCGCTTCAACCTCCTCTTCGAGCGTTTCATCAACCCCGAGCGTCTGGACTTGCCTGACGCCGACCTTGACTTCATGTCGTCCAAGCGACACATGGTTATCGAGTACCTGACCGCCAAGTACGGTGCAGACCGCGTGGCAGGAATCTCGAATTATTCGACGCTTGCGAGCGCCAGTGCGCTTCGTGACACTGGTCGCATGTACGGTCTCAATGGCATCGAGTTGACCGCTACAAAACTCGTCCCGAAAGAGCATGGTCAGTCGTTCACGTTGACCGAAGCCGCGAAAGCGGTGCCGGAGATCGACAAGTTCAAGGACGAGCAACCTGAGATTTGGAACCACGCACTGCATCTTGAGGGTGCAATGAGAGCTTTTGGCCGACACGCCGCTGGTGTGGTGGTCGCAGGCGAACCGCTGGTCAACCGCGCCGTGATCGAGACCCGATCGGACTCGCCCGTCACCAACTGGGACAAGCGGACGGTCGAAGACTGGGGCTTGGTCAAGATGGACATCTTGGGCCTGTCCACGCTCGACGTGATGGAGATCGCGAAGGGCTACATCCGAGACCGGCACGGCATCGAGGTCGATTACCTGAAGCTGCCCTTCGAGGCACCGGACGTGATGGATGCGTTCGGTCGGGGCGACACCACTGGCGTCTTCCAGTTCGAGTCACCGGGGATGCGCAAGCTCCTTCGCGACCTGGCGGTGGGCGGTCAACTGACCTTCGAGGACATCACCGCCGCAACCGCGCTCTACCGACCCGGCCCGATGGACTCAGGTCTGCTCGACGACTACGTGGCGATCAAGCAGGGCATTCGTGCTCCGACCTACGACCACCCCAACATGGAGGCGGCGCTCGAAGCCACGTTCGGCGTGATCGTCTATCAGGAACAGGTCATGCAGACCGCCGTCGATCTTGCTGGCTTTACTCGCGCAGAAGCCGACCATCTTCGCAAGGCGATGGGCAAGAAAGACAAAGACAAGATGGCGGAGATGCGCCAGAAGTGGATCGACGGGTGCAAGGAGAAGTCGGGCCTGGACGATCGCACGGGCGGCTCCATCTTCGACAAGATCGAGGCATTCGCCGGTTACGGTTTCAACCGCTCTCACGCCGTCGAATACTCCATCATCAGCTACTGGACGATGTGGCTGCGGGTGAACTACCCCGCCGAATACTTCGCCGCCTGCATGTCGATCGTGGATGAGGAGAAGCTCCCCGGTCTGGTCAAGGATGCGCGAGAAGCTGGCATCGAGGTCAGCCCACCCGACATCAACCTCTCGAGCCACCGCTACACCATTCCGAACGACAAGACGATCCTGGCTCCGTTCAGTGCCGTCAAAGGCATCTCCGAGAACACCGCACAGCGGATCGTGGAGCTGCGCGAAGCCAACGGAGAGTGGAGGGTAGCCCGCGTGAAGAAGAAACGAGACGGCACCACCGAAGACGTGTGGGAAATGGATACCTCAGTCGTCAAGGGTCGCTTCGACACGCCGCTGGAGTTCGAGCTGGCAGCCGGCGCACCAGGCTCCAAGGTCAACTCGAAGGCGGTCGAGAACCTGCAACGGGTTGGGGCGCTTGCGCTGATCGAGCCTGGCTCGCACGGCCCCAAGCACTTCAGCCGCCGCAAAGACCAGATGGAGCTGATGCCTGGGCTCATCATCGACGCCGTCAAGGCCGACCGCACCACTGATCTCTCGGAGAAGTTCCTGCGCTCGAAGGTGATCCACCTGATTCAGGACTACAAGAAGTGCTCCGACTGCGACCTGAAGGAGACCCCGCACCCGACAGTGCGTGCCAAGACCACGGTGAAATTCATGGTCGTCTCGGACTGCCCGACCTGGCAGGAGGAGAAGAAAGACAAGCTGCTCGAGGGTGACTCGGCGCTGTGCATCAAGTCGGCAATTGCCAAAGCGGGTCTGAGCGCCGCTGAGGGCTACTACACCACGCTGGTCAAAGCCAAGAAGAGCGACAAGTTCCTCACCAACGGTCAGATCAATGGGTGCTCGCAGTGGCTCAACCGCGAGTTGGAGCTCATCAAGCCCGCCGTCATCGTCGCGCTCGGCTCAGCCTCGATCAAGCGCTTCGTACCGGGGTTGAAGGGCGGCGTGACCGAGGTGATCGGCAAGACGTTCTACGACCCCGCGCTGGATGCCACGATCGTTTGCGGCATCAACGCCCAGCAGGTTCACTTCGATCCTGACAAGCAAGAAGTTCTGGATGGAGTGTTTGCACAAGTTGCCGACATTCTCTCCTGACGTATAAGTCAATAATGACTTCAAACCCCTGAAACTTGACGCTAACATCAAACCGTCAGCAATTTTTTGACAACTGGAGAAACCTATGACCACCGAAATCGCTATGGACGATCTGGAGATCGCAGCCCTGCTCGACGAACTCGAAGCGGAGCAAACCAAGATGACGGCCGCCGCGCCGACCCCCGTACCTGCACCCGCTCCAAAGCCCGTGCCAGTGCCCGAACCTGAGCCCGCTCCCGAGCCGGTCGCTGAACCTGTCAAGGAAGCACCAGCGCCGAAGAAGCCCAAGGTCGTCGAACCCGAACCTGAACCTGCCGCCGCCGAGCCGGCTGTCGAGGTGGAGCGTCGCGTACTGCCTGGCGCCGAGGTGGAGATCGAGGTGAGCGCGGATGTTCCCGAGACGAGCGAGAAGGCACCTGGCCAGAAGCTCAACTTCTACGTGGACGTTCAGTCGTTCAACCGCGACACCAAGCTCACGGAAGCGACGCTGGACGCCGCGATGATGGAGCAGTCGGGTCTTCGCGCCTTCTACGGTTCGCAAGCAGCCCAAGCCGAAGCTCAACACGCCCGCCTGAAGGTGCGTTTCGAGGTTCTGGAAGCCAAGCTCTACGACGAGCACCGCAAGGCGCTGGCGGCCGGCACTGAGAAGGTCACTGAGAAGATGGTGGAAAACGCCGTGAAGCTCGACCCGCGCTGGTTGAAGGGCAAGAACACCGTCATCGAGGCCGACACCATCGCCGCCATCAACAAGTCGCTGGTGATCTCCCTCTCGGATCGCAAGGACATGATGGTGCAACTGGGTGCCGATCGCCGCGAAGAATTCAAAGGCGGCGTGCGAATGCTGGCCGCTCAGGACGAGCGCGAGTCCATTGCCGAGCGTGCAAGAGCCGCCTTCAAGAACGGTCGTGGCGTTCAATAAAAATTGTGGTTCCCCGTGTGCGGATACGTCATGGGTGACTATAATGACTGTGCTGATTGACGAACGTCTAAGGCACTAAACCTCAACCAACCTGGAACTTACCAAATGGATACCTCCAAACTTCTCGACCTGATGAAACAGAAAAAGGCCGCTCTCAAGTCGAAAGACAAGACGATCAAGCCTCAACCCGGCTCTAACCGCTACATCCTCATGCCTGGATGGCGTGCGGGCGAAGAGCATGTCTGGTATCACGACTTCGGCCAGCACTACATCAAGAACGCTGCCGACGAAATCCAAGCCGTCTACCCCTGCAACGAAGCGATCTATGGCAAAGCATGCCCGATCTGCGATGGTCTGAACCGCGCCCAGCACGCCGCAACGGACGACGAGACCGTTGAACTGCTGAAGAAGGCCAAAGCTGGTCGTTCGTTCCTGATGAACGTGCTGGCACTGGACAGCGAAGACCCCAACACCCCTCAAATCCTCGAGATTCGTTCGACTGCCTTCGGTCAGTTGCTGGATACCGTCGAAGAGTGGGCCGGCTCCATGTTCGATCCGGACGAGGCGCAAATCTTCACGATCACTCGCGAAGGCAAGGGTCTGAACACCAAGTACGCCGTGAGCGTGAGCCCCAAGAAGCAAGCGGTTCCCAAAGCTGCTTACGCCAAGCTGACCAACCTGGACGAGTACGTGCAGATGGAAAGCGACGAGCAAAAGCGCAAGGCACTGTCGGCGATCAACAGCGTTGCCGGCATTCTGGGCAACGACAAGCCCACCACCACCCGTCCCGCGCTGGCGCATGACGAAGTGGAAGATGCGGCACCTGTCGCACGAGCCAAGCCGGCTGCCAAGCCTGGCCCCGCGCTCGACGAAGAGCTGGACGACCTGCTCGGCGACCTCGCCTAACTCACCAGTGAGGAAATGCTCAGTTTGGGTACGACAGTACCCAGATTGGGCATTGCTTTCCCATGAAATACCTCCTCATCGACGGCAACAGCATCGGCTACGCCTGTCAGTACGCAACCAAGCTGCACTCGGGCGGCATGGAGACTCAAGCGATCTTCGGCTTCGTGAAGACAATGCGGGAGTTGCGCGTGACCTACCCCGACGCCACGCCCATCGTGCTGTGGGACGGCAAGGCTGAGTGGCGCTTCAAGCTGTGCCCCACCTACAAGAGCAACCGGAGCAACGACCCCAAGAAGGTCGCGATCAAGGAAGCCTACGCAAAGCAAACCCCCTTCATCAAAGACATGCTCGACCCGTTGGGCGTTCGTCAGATGCGGGTGCTGACGCACGAAGCCGATGACATGGCGGGCTACATGGTGACGGAGCTCACCAAGAAACCTGGCAATGAAATCGTGCTGATCTCGGGCGACCAGGACTGGCTCCAACTGGTGCGACCTGGCGTTTCATGGCGCGACATGCGCGACGACGCCAAGATCGTCAACCACGCCAACTTCTTCGACAAGACCGCCTACAAGACCCCGCTGGCCTTCCTCGAGGGCAAGTGCCTTCAGGGTGACTCGTCAGACGTGATCTCGGGTGTCGGTGGCATCGGGGAGAAGGGCGCTGTCGATCTGCTGGCCACCTTCGGATCGGTCAGCAACTTCTGGCGTCAGTGTGCCGATGGCACCTACACGCCCACCAAGAAGGCACTTGTCAGTCTGTACGAGGGCGAGGGCCGTGCGCTCTACCGCCGCAACGTCCAGATGATGCAACTGCTCAAAGTGACCAAGCCGGCTGCCGAAGCTGTCGAGGTCCGCAAAGGTGCATTCGACAAGGACAAGTTCCACGACCTGTGCGCCGAGCTGGCGTTTGCCAGCATCACCAAAAACATCGACCACTTCACCCAACCATTCGGAGGCTGACATGACCTACTTCGTCATTCGCCACATCAAGGACGGCACCTACTGGCACCCACACGGCACCGGCGCCACGCCCAACCTGTTCGCGACTCGCGGCAAGGCTGAAGCGCGGCGCAAGCAGTTGTGGCGCAGTGAAGAGCATGAAGTCCTCGAAGCCTCTCTCACCATCAAGGAATAAACCATGTCCGTAGCCGACCTCATTTCAGCACTCGACAAGGAACTCGGCCCCAACGCCGATGGCCAACAAGTCACCAACTTCATCGACACTGGCTTTCCACCCCTGAACAAGATCATGTCCGGCCGCTACGACGGCGGTCTGCCGTTCGGTCGCATGGTGGAGATGTTCGGCGAGTCATCCACTGGTAAGACGGCCCTGGCCACGCAATGGATGGTCAACGCTCAGAAGATGGGCGGTGTGGCTGGCTTCATCGACTGGGAGCGTTCGTTCGATGTGAGTCTGGCCGAAGGGTTCGGTCTGAAGTCCGAGCGCCCGTACTGGCTTTACAGCAAGCCCAAGACCTGGGAAGAGGGCAACGTCACCGCTGCCAAAGCCTGCAAGATCATTCGTGAGTCCAAGGTCATCAAGCCCGATGCCCCGATCCTCTTCGTGTTCGACTCGATCGCCTCCGCGTTGCCCAAGTCGCAAGCTGAGAAGGAGATCGACGAGTACACGATGAACGACACAACGGCGCTGGCCCGCGTCACTTCCACGACACTCAAGGCGATGGCTCAGCACTGCGAGGAGTTCAACGCGACCTTCCTGTACCTGAACCAGATGCGCCTCAAACCCGGTGTGGTCTACGGCGACCCGCGCACCACCCCTGGCGGCAAGGCGATGGAGTTCTATGCCACCGCACGCCTGGCGCTC